CAGCTGAACGAAACTTCTAAGTTCTTCTCACCTTCTTACAAGTATTATACTGATGTTAAGTGTGAGAACGAGATTGAGATTGATGCTGATTCAGATCTTATGACACGTAACTCTGTTCGTGCAGTTGTATTTGATGAGGTTTATCTTGGATCTTATGTTCTTGATACTACTGACTCTAGATGTCCTGAGGGTTATCAGTATATTCTCCCCTGTCTAGTTGATTGGGAAACAACAGAGGATACACAGAAGATTATTGACCTGAATGATAAGGCTTGGTCTGGTTTCGAAGAGGTTCCTTACTATGCTACAAACCAGTTCAATTCAGCTACTACTCTTAGAGTTAGAATTCGTCGTTTCAATCACGATGCTGTTGTAACAAAGCAGCTCTCAGAGAATAATATTAACCAACTTAATGCAGCTGGTCAGTCTCCTTACACAGTTCTTACTAGTGTTCTGGATACGTTTACAAAGAAGGGAACTAAGGAGCCTTCTAAGTCTGTTCTTGAGCGTGACTTCTTCGAGGTTGCTGTTTGGGATCCCTCTGTAAATGATCAGGTTAGCTTCTTCAATGTTGGTACCGTATAGGGACGCGGTGATATAGAGGTTAGTGAGATTAATAGCTTGATCTCTATGATTCAGCTTGAACTCCCCGATGATCTTCATGATCTTGGTCTGAACTACTATGGATATGCTACTGATAACTTTACTTGGGAAGCTTACGAGCCTACAGAATCTGATACCATCGCTGGTTATGTAACTTCTGTAGATCAGCTTTGGGCTCTTAATGTAGTTGAAGGTGATATTTATGGTATTGGTACTGAAGAAACAGCTGTTGATTTCTATAAGTATGTTAAGAATGGTGAAGAGCAGATTTATGCTAACCTCACGATTGATCCTGAAAAGTATGACCTCTTGAAGGTTTCTGATACTGATCTGAAGAAGGCTCTTGATCAGATTATTCTTGATGAGGTATACGTAACTGAGGGTCTGTGCGATGGTGGTAATACTGAGCTCTCTTACCAGAACTATATGGCAAACTATGCTATCAACGAGAACTATTTCTATGCTATTTCTACAATCAATAGTACTAACTATATGACTATCGGAAATGGTATCACTAAGATTCCTCAGAACAGTTACAAGCTTTATGCTTCTGCTCCTTGGGATATCGATACTGGTACATTTGGCTGGAAGTACTATGCTAGCCCTGCTGTTCTTTATTGGGAGGCTGTAGCTAGAAACCGCAGAAACAATGAAGAGTTCCGTGCAGTAATGGGCCAGGTTGGTGGTATTATGCAATATCAGCGTCCTGTTACAGAGTTCAATAAGAAGACTCGTGAACTTCTGCTTTCTAAGAAGATCAATACGGTTAAGTGGAATATTCAGACACAGGCATGGAATCAGAATGACTGTTACACAAAGCAATCAGAGAATAATATCATGAGTGAAGAGTGTAATTCTCGTCTGGCTATCCGTATTGCTAAAGCTATGCCACGTCTTCTCTGGCAGTATATCGGTCGTCAGATCAGCGAAGTTACCTGTAATGAGATGAAGGGTACTATTGACTACTTCTTCAAGACAGTTATTCTTCCTATGACATACAGTTGTGATAGCTATCAGATATTTTGTAGCACAACTCCGGAATTAGCGAGACAAAATAAAGTTAATGTAGTAGTAAATATTAGATTCTTCCGTTCATTGAAGTACATTAACGTCTATGATTGTTTGTTTGATGCTGGGACTGATATTTCAAATCCAGGATATGATGCTTGGGGAACAGGCGCATTACAATAATAAGTAGTAATTTTTATTAGGAATAATATTGAGGAGAGTTCTAAGATAAACAATTAAGTTATTTGTTTTAGGCTTAGTTCTCTCCTCTTGTTTTTAAAAATATAAAACATGGATAAAGTATTATTGACAGACCTAAAAAAGAAAATATTTATTCGTTCGTCTCTTATTGCTCTGAACTCTCTAGACGAGCTTTTAGGGCTTAATGATTACTTGTCCGCTGATGAAATTCTTTTAGAAATCATCAAAAAAGCATTAAGAGAGTTCGAGATTACATGTCCTTTAATATTAGAAATGAAATTAAATAAAGGACAAATGGGAACATGTTATGGTATGCCTGGTTTTTATGAGATTAAATCTAATTTTACTTTATATCTTGATTGCATAATTTCAGAAGACCAGATAGTTCTAGTTCCAAATTCAATTCCACAATGGAGATTAGCTAGTGGATATACAGGTACTACGAGTTTTCCTACAGCTGGGGCCTACCTTTATGTTTGTGAATACAGACGCCCCTATGTATTTTTAGATGATTTGCCAAGTGAATCTCAATTTTACTTGAGAGGAATTTGTAGTCGACCTATAATTCCAGATTTTAAAAAGGACAAATCATTTAATCAAAAAAGCAAACGAGCAGCCATATACTGGATTAATGTCGAGGAAGGTGCTAGAGGAAATTACTTTATGGACCTTTGTATGTGTCATTTACTCGATTATATAAGACAACTTAAAGCGTCTGTTCAATTACCTTCTATGAGTGTAGATGTTTTGAGCAATGCCGACAGTGCATATTCAGAACTGCGTAGTCGCTGTGACACTTTCGCATTGCAGTCTGGTTGGTATGGAGAATTGTTATATTAAATTTTAAATTGATATGATTATTAAAAGAATATCACAGGCTGAAGAGAGGGATTATTCTTATAAGTCTGCAAAAAAATTAATTAAATTTCGTGCTGGTTTAAAAGGGATAAGTGACAAAATAATGACTCCTATAAGCAATGCGGGATTAGCTGTCGGGAATACAGTAAAGGAAATTGCTACTGGAAAACCAACAGTTGTACATATGAAAACTAAGTTTGTTCCAAAAACTAAAGAACAACTTACGAAAGAAGCAATTGAGGACATAAAGGACTCTCGTGCTAATATTGCTGGAAAAGTAGCAGATACAATTAAATTTGGTAAAACTGTTATGTTAAATCCTGAAGGAACTGCTGGTAGAATAACAAAAACTGTAGCAAATAAAATGACAACAGCTCCATTATCTACCACGGGATATGCAGTTGCTAATGCTAAGTTTCCAGGAATTCCAGGTACTACGGGAACTTATTTAACCATTTCTCCAATGGAACAAAAAGGTTGGGATATGGTAAACAATGTTGGTGTAGGAAAGTATACTATTGGAAGAGTTACAAAGCCTATAAAACAAGGTATAAATAATTATGCTGATAGTTTTGGAAGAGCAGCATATAACATGTTAGCTGTATGATTAAATTTAGACAAAAAGATTTTACTCTCCAAGAGGGTCATTATACTGGTCCTAAAGACATGGAGAAAGTTCCTAGTACTGCAGAGGTTATAGGTAAAGGTACTGTCGGCGGTGCTATTATTGGTGGAGTAATCGGAAAATACGTAGATGACAAAGCAATTAAGGGAGCTTTGACTGGAGGTAAATGGGGATTCTTAGGTAGTGTATTACTTAAGGTTTTTATCAATTACCTACACAATCCGATGACTTCTGTGAAATTTCGCGACGTAGATAAAAATATTCGTCGTCAGTTTGGTATATATCGTGCTACCGGAATTACAGTTGGAGATAGCATTGATAAACGAGCTAGTGTAGAAGAAAAATTTAGCTTTAATGATAGAAACATAACTTCATATAAGATTAATTTTGCAGTATCAGATAATCAAGTTACTATGTACACTTTAGGTCTAGACAATATAGAGTTAGAGAAAGTAAATAGTGTTCTTGACTATTACTGTAAGAAGTATTTTGGCATGGAATATACTGCTACTATCTTGAATCAGAGATTAAATTCATACTCTGTTTCTATAGTTTTCACGAATTATTCAGCCATCTCTTCTTTTATTATGGAGTTATCTGATAAGCTCTTGACAAAAATTAACCTCTTAGATAATAAGGCCTTTGTTGCTAATCGTATCGAGGAAGCAACAAAAGAGGAGCCTAAGGAAGATTTACAGGAGGAAGAGAAAAATTTTAATGTAGCCGAGATTAATAAATATGACCTTGTAAAGATCTTGACAAAGTCTTCTATTGTACCTCTTAGTTTATTAGGGAAAGGTAAGTGGAAGGAAAGCATGTCAAACTTAGTTATGTCGATAGTTTCTGGATCTTTATCTAAAATCTCGGCTAATGAATTAGTAAGGTCAGGAGTTCCAATGCCCCGTGAAAATTTTGGTAATCCTTATCTTGAGGAAACTCTTAAGAAGCTTCATTACGTAGAAGGTTTTAACTATACTATCGGAGATAAGAGTGCCAGTGATAATTTTAGTATGGCCCAAGGTAGATTTATAGTGACTATTCCTTCTGGTAGTGATTCGGAGAAAGAGATAGATAAGGCATGGAAATCTTTTAAGGGTAAGATAAATAAGTGTGTTACTGGCAAGGTATCGATTTATACTTATGCCATCGAGAGTAGAAAAGATTTTGAGTTCATCTTAAAGAAATTGATGTCTACAAGAATAACTTTTAATATATTCGAAGGATGATTGTACTCAGAACGAAAACATATTCAAGAAATGTTATGCTACAAAGAATAACAGAAAAGCTTGATAAAGAAGGAATTCAGGATTATGAGATTGGTCGTAGAATTCCGAGTGATACTGTATCTATAACATCGGACTTAGGTAATTTAAGGATTAACTTACCTTTGGACAGTGAATATAGTCAGTATGATATAGATAATTTTGTAAGAAGTAAGTTTGGTAGTTTTGTAAGAACGACTACCAAGCAAGATAGAGATATTTTTGTCATGACTTTATCGACGAAGCTGAATGAGAGTCAGTATTATAAGTTGGTAAAATTCCTGATAGAGATATCTGAATTTTTGGTTATACTTGAAAATTAATATAGGAATGGCAAATAATGAAGATATGGCCTCTAAACTTTTGGAGAGAGCCAATAAAATATATTCGATTGGTTTAAAAAATATAAATCTCCAAATGAAACTTCTTGGTACTGATTTTGTTGTACTCCGACCTAAGGAGAATTCAAAATGGAAGAATGTTTTTGGAGGTTCATATTCTTCTGACAGTACTCTCGAGAATGATTATGAACAATTTACTACAAGATTGATCATAAACTTAAATGACATGAGAGATGTTTGGAATAGAAACCGGGATACAGTAGAGTCTTATAGCCCTGATGGTTCTCTTAAGGTAGGTGATGAATTACAGTTTACTAGAAATAAGAGAACGTATAGGTTTAAGATATCTATGAAGTAGGGTTATAGTGAAGATGCAGGAGTATTATTCACTTACACCTTATCTAGCATAATTGAAACTCTAGACGAATAATGAATGAAGCAGATAAGTTAAGATAGGAAAGAATTGATATGCCTGGTTCTGAGAAATTTACACGTCCAGAGGAGATTAAAGCTCTTTCTAAATATCTTGGAGCCATACGAGAGACGATAGATAGTAGTATAGAATTAGAGAGTCAGCTTCTTGGTGTACCTGGGAGAACTACTGGTAAGATTCCTGAGATTTCCAAGTTATCAGAGAAGGTAATAGAGAAACCAGATAATCAGAACCAGGAAATAAGTAATTTAGGTAAGAAGAAGGTTAAGGTATCAGATAAAGAAATATCGGTTCCTAAGTTATCTACAAAAAAATTAGGTATTTCTGATCTTAGAGAATTAGGTTTATCTGAGAAAATGTAGAAACTTGAAGGAACATAGGAAGTTGATTCATTACGTTCAAAGATTCTATAGTTACAAGATACAAGAGATCAAGAATTAAGTAAAACAAGACTGGACCTAGAAGATCAAAGACAAGTCGAGTTAGAAGAAAAGCGACTTGATATAAAAGATCTTCCTGATATTAGTCTTGAAGATAAAAAACTTGATCTATCTGGTATTAAAGAATCGGAATTATCAGAAAAGCGCTTAGAAATTCATGACGATAGAAAATACGGCCTCTCAGATAAACGCATAGATATTTCTGATATCCCCGAATCTAAGTTATCCGAGAAGAGATTAGATATTTCCGACCTACGAGATACAAAGTTAGGAGATAAAAAATTAGAGTTATCCGATGAGAGATAGGTAGAACTTTCAGAGAAGCGTTTAGATATTGAGGCCGAAGAAATATCGTCATTAGAAAATAAGCGCTTAGATCTCTATGAAATACCTGAGTCTAACCTGAGTGATAAAAAAATATAGATCTCAGATACTAGAGAAACAAGGCTAAGTGATAAACTTCTGAATCTATTTGATATCCCTGAACCTGAATTATCCGAGAAGAGACTAGATATTTCAGACCTACGAGAAACTGAATTATCTGAAAAAAGATTAAATATTTCAGACCTACGAGAAACTGAATTATCTGAAAAAAGATTAAATATTTCAGATCTTCGTGAAACTGAATTATCCGAGAAGAGACTAGATATAGAAGATACTAGAGATCCTGAATTATCTGAAAAAAGATTAAATATAGAAGATACTAGGGAAACTGAGTTACCTGAAAAAAGACTAGATATTACAGACCTTCGAGAAACTGAATTATCCGAGAAAAGATTAGATATTTCCGACCTACGAGAAACAGAGTTACCTGAGAAGAGATTAGATATAGAAGATACTAGAGATCCTGAATTATCTGAAAAAAGATTAAATATTTTCGATCTTCGTGAACCTGAATTATCTGAAAAAAGATTAGATATAGAAGATACTAGGGAAACTGAATTATCCGAGAAGAGATTAGATATAGAAGATACTAGAGATCCTGAATTATCTGAAAAAAGATTAGATATAGAAGATACTAGGGAAACTGAGTTATCCGAGAAAAGATTAGATATTTCAGACCTTCGAGAAACTGAGTTATCTGAGAAGAGATTAGATATAGAAGATACTAGAGATCCTGAACTTTCCGATAAAATAATTTCTCCAGAAGGTAATTATGTAGATGTCAAGATTTCTAAGACTCTTGATGAAACAGACTAGAATTCTTTAGGTGAAATTAAACTTTCAGATGATCGGGAAATTTAGATAGATAAAACTCTAGATGATACAGAAGAACATTCAGAAGGTAGAATTAAGTTTACTGATCTTCGTGAGTATAAGTTAAATAAAACTCTGGAAGATACTGAAAATAATTCTAAAGGTAAAATAAAACTCTCAGATATTTGGAATCCGACTGAAATTGATGAGACTCTGGAAGATACTGAGGAACATTCTAAGGGTAGAGTAAAAATTTCGGATACCAGAGAAATTTAGATAGATAAAACTCTAGACAATACAGAAGAACATTCGATAGGAAATATTAAAATTTCTGATACTCGAGAACTTTCCGAACTTGCTAGTAGTATTAAAGATCTAGGTAAAATTGAAGACACTAGGGAAGATTTAGAATTACCTTAGGATCTTGAAGATACAGAAGAAAATTCTAGGAGTAAGGTTTTTCTAGATGATACTCGGGGGAATCTAAAACTTGAGGATAATATAGAAGGTCTAACTAATAAAAATCCAGGAGGTGAAATAGAAGAGTTACATAATTCTTTAATTGCATAGGTTGAAAATATGCATGGTACTCCTGAAGAACTATATGATTCTCTTATCTAGATGGCATCTGATTATTCTAAATGGTCAGAACTAGAGGAAGAAGATTATGAGTCTCTAAGGAAATTAACAAATAAACTTTCTGATGATGACTTATATAATGTAGCTATAACAATGGCTTCTTCTGGTGAAAGAGGTTCTGGTGATGCGTCTAGTTGGTTTTCCAAAGTATCTGCACAAATGTCTTCTTACCTAAGTAGTGCTAATGCTTCTACCGAAAGGCTTAAAGGATTTATTGAGGCTTCTTAGAATAATGCAGAGATGGCTATTCAAGGAGCAAAAGCTATAGAACTATCTTCATATAATAATTCAGAGATTACAGAATTAGGTGATAAAAAAGTAAATCTAGAATATAATACCTCCAAAACTAATAGTATTTGGGCAAAAGCAGCTGAGTCTACTAGTGGGATGAGTAGTATAACAAGAAGAGATGCTATAGATAAGCTGATTATATAGATGCTTGACAATGGTAGAAGAAAAGTTAGTCTACCAGGAAATCTAGTAGATGTCAAAGGCCTTGTAGGAAATGTGACTGGATTACTTACTGGAACTGCACAACATCCTAATCCAATAAATCATCCTTTATCTGTTGCTGGAGTAAAACTTCCTGGTGGTCCTGGTGATGCTTTTTATCAACCCGCCAATAGTAGAATTTCATTTAATTCACCTCCCGATATTCCTGTATTCTATAATTCTTACTGGAGTTCTGAAAGTTTTAAATCTACATTATATGATCTTTGTCCTGGTGCCGGTGCTGCTCCTATAGTTAGTCTTATGGAATTGAAGACTATACTTGAAGGTAGTCCGTATATTACAACTCCAGGAAGATTTTCTACAGTAACAAAGGGATTATATAAATCACAAACCCTCGATACTAATATGTATTGGGAAATTACTATAAATCCTTACTGTAGTTCAGGAGGAACCGCTGATAATGGTGGATATTCTTATCTCCCATCAATCAGGGAAATAAATGTAGAAAATAAGAAACAACATGATATAATCACCAACTACGGATCTTGGGCACCTATTACTGGGTTTGAACTTCAGAAGACTAAACTAAGTACAAGGAGTATACCACTATTTAATGGAGAAATTCAATTTCCAGATGGACTAGAATTTACAAATGAACTTAGACTAACATTTGTAGATGATTCTTGGAAGTCATGGAGAAGATATTTTGAGAAGTGTGCTAAAGTAGCTGCATATAATTCTACTCCTCATATGACAGATCATTACTTAAATCTTTATCCAGATCCTACTGAAATAGATGAGACTTTGATGATGGTAGCTCTATATAAGAATATAACTTTTGATATTACAGTATATGTTCTTAATCCTCAGTTTAATATGCTTAAGAAATATAGATTACTCTGTGTTCTTAAAGATTTTAGTGAGGATTATGTTGGTGAAATAGATGCAGGAGGAACAGATTTAACAGTTACTTTCTCTATAGTAGGTGAAAATCCAGATTCTAATTTTGTAAAAGTTTTAGATAATGCAAGTAAAGTAGTAGAATAGATAAAGGATACTGCTATTATTGCCGCATCAGAAACTCAGAAATTAATTGTTGGTGCCGTCAGAGACAGTATAGGACTACTTTAAAAGATAATTATGTATTTAAAACTAGGAAAACAAAACTTACAGTACTATCAGAATACTAGTGATTGGATGATAATGGCTGAAGTTGTAGATTCTAGCCTATCTTTTGAAACTCCTATACTAGTTAGAACTACTGATGAGTTAGATATGTGGTTTGGTCGTAATTTTTCAGACTACGACTATATGAAAGAACTTATACAAAATGGAGTAGTTCTTCTATTGTATAAGCCGATCTTAACTGAAACAACAGGATCAGATGGATATGTTGATCTTTCTATGTATACAGAACTTCCTAATGTTTGGTTAAGAGATAATGAATTGGATTGGATAACTAAAGTATTAGATAGTCCAGAAAATTGGAAATTTATTTATGATAATTCTGAAGTAGGATTTCTTTTAGATGATAATAGAAAAATTACGGAACTAACGGAAGATGTAGAGGGAAGAGAATTATGTACTCTAGATCCAGTTAGAGAAGAATTACCAGATCAAATAAAAGAAATCTATAATACTTAGAATCCTGAATTTCATGTTTATGATTCTGAAGATCTTTGGATATTTAATGAGGGAGAAATTTTAGATGTAGAATACTTACCTCAAAACATAAATAATACTAGTAAGTCTTTTGATAATCATGATACTTTAGTAATTTCAACTCCAGAAGAAAACATAAAATATACATATCTTGATTACTTAACTGGAGAACAATATTTAGGAATCTATAAGGATAAATATCTAGTTTCTCAGTGTCCAGTGTTAGATCATGGATACATAGATTAGATAGATTCAGATCAAGTTGCTTCAGGTACATAGTCTTTAGTATTTTCATATTCAGGAGAAGGAAATAACTTAACTGACTATATAGTCATTCCTTCTGTTAGTGAGTTTGGAAAATATTACTTACTATATGGTGATGAAAATTCTGTTCCTTCAGATATACTTAGTAGATTCTAGAATAAGAAAAGAATTGATTTCCAGAGAATTAGTCAAGAGTTATAGGAATTAGGTTATAAAACAGTAACCTATAATAATAAAATCTATACGTATTCCAATAAGATACTTCCTGTTTTGTGGTTTTATAAATCAAATACGTTTACTTATAGTCCAGAAATAGAAATTACAGAAAAAATAATTTCAGGATATATGGAAAGTGGATTATAGGTAGTAAGTAAAACTATAGGAAGAAGTTCAGAATATGAAGATGATTTGATTAGTTTTACTATTGAAGAATCTGACCTAGGAGAAGATTATTATAGAGTTACAGTAAGAAGATATGATTATTCCGAGATATTTGAAGGAACATTAACTCCGGTGATTGGTGAAGAAGATAGATTAGACTTTAAAATATCCAAAAATTCTAAATTAGTTTCTTGCGAATTACTTGGAGGAGATAAACTAAGATTAGGAGAATATAAACTTAGAGGAGCAACAATAGAAGAAACAACTCCAGAAATGTTTGTATATTCACTAGATGTAATGTTGTCTGATGATTCTTCTTATCCGGATTTCTTCTTAGTACCTGACAAATATAAATACATTAAAAATATAGATCTTGACAATAATTATTTTGGTATATATGATAAATTCTTAAGTTATTCGAAAGATAAAAATTGTCAGTTCTTAGTTGGAAACAAGTCATTTACAGATTTATTCAATATAGTAGAAGTAGATAAATTACCTAATCCTACAAAGGAAGGTACATACTATAAGATAGGTGACAACTACTATGATTCGAATGGAGATCTAGTAACTGATGAATGGTTCCTAAAGATGTCAGTAGATGGAGGAGATTATTCTATGAACTTATGTGAGACAGAGAATAGGCTAGTATATTTCTTTAAAGATTTGATTGTAGGATTTAGACTTCCTAGACCTGGATACTATGCCTTCCTTCAGAGTGTCTTATTTAATGAATTTTCTATCTCTAGAAATGACCTCTACTATGATGAAGATCCAGTAGAAGATGGTTTCTTAGATTATCCGATAGAAGAAGTTTTGGAGAAATATAAATCAAACTTCTTAGTAAATAATAATCAAGACTATTATTATAAAAAATACTTCAGTGGTTTTTCTCCGATTACTACAATATGGATGAGATTTACTTCTGGAAAAATCGAAAGGGAATTAAAGAAACATCAAGGAGAATTCATAGGTCAGAAACTATTAGGTAAAGTAAACTCCAGTATTTCAGATATTTTAAAGTCTATCGTTGATAACTTTAAGATTGTAAAAAGTTGTTAGATGACAGAATTTGAACCCTCTGGAGAAAACCTAAAAGTTACTGTTGAAACATACGTAAATGATCTAGTAGACAATCATGTCGTACTAGACTTCACATTAAACTATATTATTAACGAAAATTAATTATGCCTACATCAGTTAGAGATCTTGTGCGTGGTTCTGACCTGCACATGAAATTTGTTGACTATCATGAGTCATATTGGGATGATAATAAGGAATTTCTGCGTGGTGATATGTGGCAGTTCGACTTCCTTAATCCCCCGAAGATTGTATTCTATCCTGGTGATGAGATTATTCATAAGCGTCTTAATCAAGTTAACCTGAGTATGGATACAAGTGTTAATGGTTTCGAAAAGAGAATGCGTGGTAACTATGTTATTCGTCAGCAGACAGGACAATCTACAAATGGTCAGATTACTTTGTCATTTATTGATAAAGAAGACCAGGCTATTGCTTACTTTGTTGATGACTGGAAACAGAAGATTGCAGATCGTGATACCAAATATTCTTTCCGTAAGGAGGATGTTGTTTGTGATTGCGAGATGTTTATCACTAACTCTAGCCGTATCGACGTTCGTCACCTTACTTTCTACAACTGTATTATTATGGATGCTCCACTCGATGAGAATGGTGTAGATTCAGATGGTACAGATCGTAGTGATATTCAGCTTAGTCTTGCTTTCGAGCATTATGAGCGTGAGTTCTTGAACCTGTAAGATAATATTCGATAGGAAGTATGACAAAAGATCCTAAATATTAATGTAATTGATAGAAAATATATTATAATGAATCAACAATTTAGTACTAACTTAAAATGAATATTTTAGTAAGTACAAGACATTATAATATTAATCAATTATTAATTAATATTAATGTAAGCTTGGGATTTTCCTGGCTCTACCAGGAAAACAAAGAGTGTACAGGGCATGTAGTTTGTCCACACATTGTGATCTTCGATCACAAGTCGAAAGTAAATTTCTATAGTTTTTCTATGAAATTTATAACTATGGGAAATAAAAAACCCATACTTCCTATCACCTTTGCAAATTTTAATGAAATGATTTATGGAAATTATTAGTTCATATCTTCCAAGCGCAGGAATTGGTTATGATTTTAGTAGTATACATCTAGAACCAATGACTTTCTTAGAGATGACACAATATGTAGACGGAGTAAAAGATATTAGTGATATAGAAAGATATTTTTATGATATAAGAATGTTAGCTCACGAAGATGCAAATATTCTTAATTGCTATATTATGGATATTGATTTCTTGATATTCTATAAAAAATTAATCTCAGTATCTGGAAATACTAATCTTACTGTATCTGTTAAATGTCCTGATTGTGGAACTATAATAAAGAAGGAAATTAGTCTTGAGAAAGATATTAAGTTTGAAAACATAGATGAAAAAATAATGGGTGGAGCTATTATTGATCTCGGAGGAAAAAGATATGAGACAAAAGTTCCATTAGTAAAAGATCTTCTTAAAGTATTTGATGTCTTTAAGAGATATTCTAGAGTGAGTGATCTTAAAATGATGAAGACTATCTCACTTTTTAAAGATTTTGAAACGAAAAGTCAACAGATCGAAAATGATGTATTAGGTGCTACAAGAGGTGATATTACTTTATTACTGGCACTTCGGGACCTATATTTCGATCGTGTAGAACCAGTAAAGGTATTTTGTCCTAATTGTAACAAAGGAAAATCAGTATCAGAAAGGAGGAGTATGACAGTAAGCGTTGATTCACTTATTGTCGATTTCTTTCAATCAGTCTGTCTCAATTGCGGACTTGATGGCTCTAAAATTCTATTTAAACAAATTTCTTAAAGTTGACAATATAGAACAATACTCACTTTCTCAATTAGTAGAACTCAAGGATACTTATCAGTCATTCTTAGATGATAGTGAAGGTTATGATCCAGACTTCCCGATGACTACATTTGGTGATGGTAAAGGTAAGAAAGTTGGTGGTACTAATATTCATACAATTACTAAACCTATCGAAGCTGAGGAAAACATGGATAATATACCTAGTGCTCCTAAGAAGAAATCAGAAGATGTTAACGCTAGAGCACTTGAGTTCCTAAAAAATATGGGATTATAAAATTAATATAACATGGCAACGAATTCTAGACAAGAGTTAGATAAGAAAACGAAAAAGCTAAGTAGTTCTGGGAGAATTGAATAGGGAAAAGAACATGCCGCATATCAAGAAACTCAGCAGCAACTATTAGCTATATAGGCCGAAAGACAGCAAAATTTGGCAGTGGCAAGAGCAGAGTCTCAGGCAGATTCAAATCTAAATCAAACTCTAGCTCAAGCTGCAGAACTCGGAGCTGTAAGTGCGGCAGAAGCAGAACAAGCAGCAATGGCAGGAGGAGAACAAACAGTAAATCCTGCCACACTTGCTGTCTTAAATAAATATGGAATGGGCAAACCTAGAATATAGAGAGCCCAATCTCACAATCAACAAGTTACCAAACAAAATATTACGATAAATAATAATAATTCGGTAACTACAAAAAATGATGTTCACGTTCCGGCAGGTATTGGTGGACCTTTACAAGGTAGACCAGTACAGTTTAGGCCTCAAGCTAAAACAGCAGATAGTACAGGAAAATTTAAGGCCTGGATATCTTCTGCATTTGCTAGATAGAAAGAGGAAGGGGCACGAAGAGATAGAGAATATAGACATAGAGAATCAAGTCTAACTAAATCTGCTTCTAGGATGATGAAGAAACTAGAAGAGATAGGTAAGACAATCGGAACAAGAATGGATCCTAGAAAAATTGGATCAACATGGACATCACAAATTAAAACTCTTCTATTCCTTTTTGGATTTGGATATCTTGCTAATAACTGGGTAAAAATACTTGGTTGGGTTGAAAAAATTGCAGATTGGATAAAGGGTACTTGGGAATATTTTACAGATGATAGTAAAGGAGAAACAAAATTCACTGCAAAAATCAGATCTCTTCTTGGTGGAGAACAAGGAGAAACATTAGCATAGGCTTTTGGTAGATTACTTGTAGGAGAAGATGGTCTTTGGGGATTAATTAAAGCTTATTTTAATGATTTCATAAAGGACAGGGCTGATGCTATTAAGTTAGTTAAATTTCCTGAGCTAGAGTGGTCTGATTTAGATAATCCTATAGAAGCATTTAAAAAGATATTAGGATATTTAGGTAATCTAATAACTGTTGCTATTGGTGGATCAGAATCAGCAGAAAAGGCAATTAGTTCTCAGATAAGAAGTAATGCAGACTTAGCAGGTAGAGTTAATGCACTTGAAAGTAGTTCCGTAGTAGAAAAAACAGGAGAGTACAAAACTTCTGAGGGTGATCTAAAGGCTGACCAAGGAATAGAAAATATAATAAGATAGAATCTTAAAGGAAACTATACCGGTATTACACATCATACATTAGATGATGATGGTAATATTAGTAGAGAATATGGAGCAGAAGCTGGATATTCTGTAAGTAGTGACATTTTAAGATTAAATAAATTAGCTGAGAGCGGAGATATAAGATCTGGTGAAATATCTAGAGATTTTGAGAGACTATATAATGCTGCCAAAGTAGAAGAGTCTGAAGGAAATACCGGTGTCGTAGTATCTAATGCTCTATTAAATAAGTACCTAAGTAATGAAGAAAAATCTCAATATATGAGAGAAAATAAAATAAAAAATATTCAATACTTTAAGGTACTTAGAAAGAAAAATAATACAGATAAATCTTTAGAAGGAACTGATGCTGAACAAGCCCTAGTAAAAGCATTCTCTAACAAAGCTGTAGCTGATGCTATTGGAGTGGGAGATTATTCTCCAAGAACTTTAGCTACTCTTACTGGAGGTACATTAGTAGGTGCAGGTGTTGGATTAGTAGGTGGGCCTATTGGTGCATTAATTGGTGCTTATCTAGGAAAAAAAGTAGGAGATATTATTAATTCCAAAGAAGCTCGAGCTGTAATTGATTATTTATATACTAAATTTAAGGATATAGTATCTAATGACTACAGAGTAGAGTATGTCCGTCAATTGAGAGATGGTGATATTCCTATTCTAGATGACAAAGGAAATAATGCAAAAACTACAGTAATAGAAGCAGGTTCTGAAGTAGTTCAATCTATGGCTAATAAGGCTGCTGGATCACAAGAACCTGTAACTGTAAGTTCCACTAATAAGCAGTTTGTAACTTCTTTGGAAGATCAATTACGGAAACCATTAGAAACGAAATTAAAAGAAAAAGAAGAAGCTTTTAATAAAAAATATGATGGTTCTGGAAAATATGGTCAAAAAGAATTAGCAACTGCTAAGGGAGAAGAGCCTACTTGGTGGGTAGATAAAAGAAAAGTTCGTAATGCACAAGATCGAGCAGAAGTTTATAGACTACATGAAGATTATCTAAAAGAAAAAGAAGAAATAGCCACACTTAGAGAGAATTTAAACAAAAGTGATAATAACTCTCAGTTATATAGTGAACTAGAATCTATTCAAAAATCTAGAAAACAACGCGAAGATGAATTCAATGAAAAACTTGAATCTAATCGTGTCTATAAAATGGCTAATGAATGGGAACAAACTTTTGACGAGGTTGTAAGTCCTATTGCAAATTTAGTAACAAATGTTGGTGGTAGATCTTTTAATATAAAGGCAGATAATAAGACTGTTGATAATGCTACTCTTAAATATAGAAAACAATATTTAATGAAAGCATTAACAGGGAAAGGCCTTAGTAAAGCCGCAGCAGCAGGAATTATAGGAAATCTAGAAGGAGAAGGTCTAAAAAATCCTACTGATAGATGGACTAGGGATCCAAATAAAGCGCATCCTGATGGAAAATCTGTTGGTATAGCACAATTTCATAATTATGGTATGTTTCCTGCATTGGAAAAATGGGCTAAAGATAGAGGAAGACGCTGGGAAGATTTTGAAACCTAGGCAGATTTTATAGCTGAACATGCTGTTACAAAGAAAATAGCAAATCTTACCAAAAACTTATCTCCACAAGACTCATTGAAAAAATCAGCTATTATCTGGGGACGTGATTTTGAAGTATTTACTGGTCATGATGCTGCAGATAAAAACTATAATATTGTAGGTAGAGGAACACGTAATAGTTCTGGACAATATGGTGATGAAAATTATGCTAACCGTATAAAAATGGGTCTTACTACTTACAATAATTATTCAAATGAAAATCTAGATAGTATTACCCTACAAACAGGAAGTGGATCTGATGGACCAGTAATACCAGGAACCGTTGATCAAAGATGGGTTATGTGTGTTAATGATGTAACTAAATGGTACAACAAGAGCATACCTACCTATAATGGAGGAAACGGAAGTCCAAAATATTATAAATCTAAGTGGGGTGAAGTTAGAGATGATTGTTCCGGTTTAGTAAGTGTCTGTATATCTGCATATACTGAATCTTCGTTTGACTCTGACTCTACTAATCTTAGTTTTAAAGATAATGAGATTGGTAAGAAACTAGAAGGAGCTGGATTTGGATACATTAAGTTTACTTCTTGGGGTGCTCTTAAACCTTATGATATTATAGTTTCTCAGGGTCATACAGAAATTTATGCTGGAAATATAAATGGCTAGGAATGTTCTTTCTCATGGGGTAGCTTACATAATACTAAAACTAATCCTTCAGGTCCACCTTGGCCTTCAGATAAATCAAAAGAATATAAAGTAATCTGGAGAAACGGAAGTGGTTCCGGCCCTGACTTTATGTATAATAATGGAATTTAGAGCTTAGATAAGAAAGATAATGAGCCTACCTCTTTTATTAGCATAATGTTCAAAAGTATTACAGAATCGCTAAAGAATTTTTCTCAAGGATTAGCAGCATCTAATAATGATGTAGTCAGCGCTTTTGGAAAAGGCTTTGGTGAATTAGTAGAAAAAGCTGAATAGATAGTAGGAAAAACAGAAGAGGTTAAGGATGAAATCAAAAATAAAAAACTTCCTGATTCTAAAACAATAAATAATACCAGTACCTCTAACGTAAAAATGGATCTTAATAACTTAACGGAAAAAGATTATACTTTACTTAGAGAATTAGTAAAAAGCCATACTATAAATGGAATTGTTGATATTGGTGGATTTACTAAAGAACTTAATGATAAATATGGAATAGATCTAAAGAAATGGTATTAGACTGGAGATGTTGAAAAGAAAAGACAACTAATAAAAAATCTCTTTGGATTTGATCCATATAGTAATAACTTAACTCTAACTCAATCTAATATTATATCTGGACTTGAGTTACCTAAACCTTCTTTTGGTAGAGAGTATTTAGATTATCAATAGGTGACAAATGGTGATTCTGTATTACCACATATAGGTACAAATTTCGCTTCCACTTCTATTGATAATTTCAAATTTAGTACTGATAGCCTATTTGCTCCTCCAGTATTAAATAAGGATACCTCATTTATAGATGAAGTTAATAAGAATAGAGAAGAAACTAGTGTTGCACTACAAGATAATGCTACACTTACTTCTAGAACTATTGCTGGAGGTATAGATCATTTATCTAATGTAATTTATCAAAGCGCACAGTACTAGGCAAATGTTTTTAAAGGATCTTCTAATAAGAGAGGGTAGAATTTTGTTAAAGTAGATAGCTCTATAAACCAAACAGAGGCTTAGGGTATTGGTTATAGTTAATTAAAGTTTGAAAACTATGAATGATAAAAATAAATTAAGTGGATGGTATTATGATCTTCAAACTGACTATACTGGACCAGGAAGAATGACATGTGTAACTCTTCATCCTAGTACTAAAAAACCAAAAGATGAAAATTCTGTTAAGTGGGAAAAATATGAAGGTCCTGGTGATGGAGATGATACTTTCTATCGTAAAGAACCTGTTGCTATAGCATTGATGGGAGAAGATTTTCAAGTATCTATAGCTAACTCTTGGTCTGACTTTGGAGGAGATATGATAGGATAGATGTGGGATTCTTTAAGACCTCTAGCTCCGTATGCAGGATATGCTAAAGATATGATAGATAAAATGGTATCTAACTATAAAGAAGCAGATAGGAAAGGTCTTATAAAAGAGAATTCTCTATCTAAAGCTATAGGTGGTGCTGTAGAAAAGGTTTGGAACTATTATAATAATCATACATAGAACGGTGGAATTTAGGATTACTTAAGTATGGCACTAGTTTGTATGGGTACTAGATTTTCATACTATTCAGGTACAGGTATTAGTTTTGGGAACATGGTAATGAAATACTATGTAATGCCTAAATGGGAAAACGGAAAACTTATTACTGTTAATGAATAGCTTGAAGACTTATATCCATACATAGTTGGTCACTTAATGTTAGAAAAAGATGCAGAAGGAAATAATAAGCCAGATCAATTAATTGCATGGCAACAAGCTCCTGGTGGATTTAAATCAGACTATAGGGATATAGATACTAAACAGGAGGGTACACTATTAATGAAATTTGGTGGTCTTTACTCAGTTAATAATCTTGTGGTAGAATCCGCTAATCTAGTATTTTCTAAATAGGCAATAAAATAGCCAGTAGTATCTGAAAAATTAAAACAGGCTTATAGCCCCTTATTTTGCGAAGTGACATTACAACTAAGACCAGCATCTAAGTTTTCAGACGATCGCTTAAAAGAGTTTGTTAATAATACTGCATCATTAGCAACAACTCATGGAGAAATAAGTACACGAATATTAAGAAAACATGTACAAGTCTAATAAATCAGTAACAAGTGGTATATGGAATCTGATTAACTATATTGATGGAATAGATATCTATAATGCTTATTTACTTCAGGAGTTATAGAGACCTGATCTTAGTAGAGAAATTTACGAGATCAAGAATTATCAATATAGACCAGATCTAATAGCCAAAGATTTTTATGGTTCTGAAAATTATTCTGGACTAATCTTATTATAGACTGGTTTGACACTTTCTAATTTCAAGCGTGGTGTAGTATTAAGTCTTATCTCAAAGGGCGACTTAGATAATTTACTTAGAAATTTGTAATATGGATAATAAAATTTATAACTCTTCTAATGTTTCTGTAGAGTTTACACCATGGACAGATTCTGGATATAGAATTACTTCCTTGCGTCTTACAGAAAAACTTGGTGGAACAATACCTAGAGGTGAGTTAAATTTATTATTCGTAGGTAATGAAGATATTTCTCAAGATTTTATTAGTACTCAAAACACAGGAACCATAAAATTAGTAGATGAGAAAGATATTGAAAATAGTCTTAAGTATGAATTTGATGTATTTATAACTCATCGAAAATTTTATGGTAACTATGTTGATCTCGAATTTGTCGTAACTAAAGATGTAGAATTCTTCACTAAACGAATTTCAACCTATCATTATAAATCAGTTACTCTTAAAGATAAAATAAAGAGTCTGTTCCCTGGTGATGTAGACTTTAGAAATACTGATCCAGATGTTCCAGATATTTCTATATATCAGAACTGTGAAACAAATTTTGAGCTTCTTACTAGATTATGTTACTCTTATAAGAAGGATTCCATATTCTGTTTCTCTTGGGATGGGCTTATTATTAAAGATTTGGTAGGACAAAGTGATCATCTAGGAAATAAAGAACCCACTATAGAATTAGATACATACAGATTAGTTCAATAGGCTTCTCCATATGAACTGAATTATGATAAACTACAAAATCATGAACCATTTAATCCTTGGAAAAAAGGGGATGAGAATACAATGGAGAATGATTATAGTGAGTTTAAGTCTAAATATTTTTCAGTTCAAATGGATTATCAAAAATATAATGTAGTCGAAAAAGATCATGAACCATATTTAACGAATGCATTGCTTAATACTAAAAAGATGAAATATCCAGGAAATACTTCTCTTAAGGTAGTGTCTACAGATATTCCACACTATAAGATTGGTGATGCTCTTAAGGATGTACATGAAGCTAAGAATGTATCACTTAAGATGCCATGGAAAACTTACGTCGTTTATAGTAATGAGCTTTATTATTCGGTTGATGATAATAATAAGCTTGATGAAAATGGATTTAAATTCTCTTGGACTTCATATTTTTACGGAATAGAAGAGAGTCCATTCAACAAACAAGCTTAAACCTAATTAACCCAGAACGTCCTTAGAGACTACCCTTTAATGTGGATTCTGGGTACAATGAAATGATTTTAACTTAAATAGAATGAATTATGAGAATAGAACATAAAATCGACGTTTACATGGGGGTTGTTACTAACGTTATAAAACAACCTTCTACTAGTCTAAAAGAGTCTGGTGATTCTTTAGAAGAGGACTTAATGAAAGAAAAAGATGCTATGGAACATGTTATTATAGCGGCTGTTCCTGGAGTTTATGAGCATCTTAGAGCTTGTCCGGAGAAAAATAGTCTTGATGAACCAAAAATTGGGGATAAGGTTATAATTTATGTCTGGGATACTGTTTATAATTCTTACAATACATACAGAAAATTAAAAGAAAATGATATTGTAGGATTCAGGGCACATGGTAAAATGGTAGATGTACATCATGATTATATAAAGATTGGTGTATTTGATGAGACTACAGAATATAAAGAAGATGAACGTCCTGATACTCCTATTTCTCATATTATAATGGATAAGGATGGTAATATAGATGTTCATGCTTCTTAGAAAATCAATGTAGTAGGTGATTCTGATTGTGAAGTTCATATATCAGGAAATGTTAAAGTTCAGATAGATGGAAATTCTAAAGTTACTATAAATGGAGATTCTAATGTTTCTGTAAATGGTAACCTAGATGCTAAAGTAGGTGGAAATATCAATATAGAAGGTGGATCTAATATAGATATAAAATCCTCTGGAACATTAACTACAAAAGGTCCTACATGGATAGGAAATAATGGTACGGTAGCTCCAGCGACTAAAGGCCCGTTCTGTGGTATTCCAGTTTGTCCACTTACTGGTGCTCCTCATGCTGGTAATCAATCATCAGGAGGGAGTTAATCATGTCAGCTATTACAATATTAGGAAGAAAGCTCGAAAGTGAATTATATTTGGCTACAGATTCTGGATATGTTAATAATAGAATTCTGAAATGTATAGCTGATTATATAGAGGAAGAAGTAACTTTCGATGGTATTTTTAGTGGTACCAATGATTCTACTGGTCTTCCTGCTACATTTAATTTAAGTTTCAGGATAGAGACTAGAGGACTTCGTGATGATACTGTAGTTTTTCAAGATCCTTAGGGTGGAGATGGATATGACTTTTGGATAGATTGGATAAGTTAGATATATCAGAAAATTTCATATCATTGTGGATTAAATACATCACCCTCTAATCCTCCTAGTTTTAATGGAGATCAGTATTGTTGGCAGATGGTTAGTCCTAGCTGGGGAAGAGAAGATTTATTGAGTGCTTATAAAAGTAATATCTATGATCCTTAGGGTATTTGTTTAGATACATTAGCTCGGGGTATAATTAAGGATATGAAAATTGACTATATACCTTCAGAGTCTGGAAAAGTAAATAATGGTAGTTATACAGGAGTTTTTAGTGTAACCTAGGTAAATGCTCCAGAGTAAATTGCTGTTTTGCGCTTCTAAGACTTTGATTGACTTATATTTGGAAAATGTAATTTCTTTCTTCATAATTTTGTTTATTTTTGTTATTGTTTTTTGTTTGTTTGTGTGAGCTAGGTTAAAGGATAGATTCGTTCTTTTCCTAGCTCCTTTTTCGAAAAGTGTCCTCGTTTCTAAACGCCAGGAAATAACTGATCCGGGAAATTTTTTCAAACAAGTTGAAAAAATTCCGTATCACAATTTCTTCGAAATTGCTCTACTTCGTAAACTGAAAGAGGGAGGGAGGGAGGAAGAAAATTATTAGGGCGAACTATGTGAGACCTAATAATTTGATGAATCTCGACCGAACTAACATAAAGATTAGTAAGTGACTACTTTTTTAGAAAGTATATTTATTTAAGGAAATAGACTAAGTTCTCAAACAAAAGTAGTCAATTTTGCTCTTCAGAAGACTTTAATTCCTTATTTCTGAATTGATAAAATTTAGAATATCATTTCACGAAGTGAACTGAGATTGATTTCATCAATCTCGTATTTATAGGCTAAAAATAAATATGACGAATTATGGTCGAAATAAAGAAGAGTAAAGATGGACTAAAAAATGTCCTTGAAGTCCCTGGAGGTTATCGTTTTATTAGTGATTGGAAAGAGTATAACTTAGAGGACTTCTGTTTTCCGCATATCTTAGATAAACAGATTCCAGGTTGCGGATATACTACATATTGTTTATGGAATCAGCAAAACTTAATTCTTGTTTCTCCTAGACGAATACTCTTAGAGAATAAGGCAGAACAAACAGAACATGTCTTCTATTTTAAGGTTAGTTCAGCTTCCTTAGATATTGACAAGGACTTAACAAAGATAACAAAGGGTAGTGCAAAGACAAAGAGTTTAAAAACTATTGAGAAGGAGAAAGAAGAAAGACTCAAACAGGAGAAATCAATGTTTGAGCAACTAGATCAATACATTGGGAGAAGGATTACAGAGAACAGTCCAATAAAAATTCTTGTAACTTATGATTCATTCGGAAAGGTAAGACAATTCCTAACATCTCATTATCCATTTCTTACAGGATATGGAACAGGAATGGATAAATTCCAGATTGTAGTTGATGAGTTCCAGTCGATTTTTATTGATAGCAGATTCAAGTCAGATACTGAGATGGACTTACTTAGAGACCTGTACGGGATTAAGAGAGTTTGTTTTGTTAGTGCTACTCCAATGATTGATACTTATCTTAGAGAACTTTCAGAGTTTAAAGATCTCCCGTATTATGAAATGGATTGGGCTACTTTAGATCCTGGAAGAACAAGGAAACCCGACTTAGATGTTCTTCAGATTGGAATTGGAAAATCTGTAGTGACCGAGGCTAAGAAAATTATTCAGACCTACCTAGATGGAAAGTTTGAAATTCTCCCCAGCAAAGATGGATTTCCTATTCAATCTAAGGAAGCAGTATTCTATATTAATTCTGTTAACAATATTATTGGAATTATCAGGAAATGTGGTCTTCTTCCGGATCAGGTAAATATATTATGTTCGGATACAGAGCAAAATCAAAAGAGAATCCGAAATAAACTAGGTAAAGCATTTAAGATAGGTAAAGTTCCGTTGAGGGGAGAAACCCATAAGATGTTTACTTTTTGTACTAGGACCGTATATCTAGGTGCGGATTTCTACTCGACTTGTGCTAGGACTTTTATCTTAAGTGATGCTAATATCGAATCGTTGGCAGTGGATATTAGTCTCGATCTTCCTCAGATTCTAGGACGTCAGAGATTAGATGAGAATCCTTGGAAAAATAAAGCCAGATTCTATTATCGAAAACTAAGTGAAACTAAGAAAGTAGATAAGAATTTTTTCGAAGAGGAGATTGAGAGAAAGAAGAAAGAGACAAAAAATTTGATGGATATCTTTTATAATTGTGATGAAGATAAGAGAAAATCCTTACTAAAGAAATTTACTACAGCATCTAGGGTCATTATGTATCAGGATGATTATGTTTCAGTCAATCCTAGAGATACTGGTCATGAGGTAGTATTTAATAACTTAGTCTTAATTTCTGAACGTCGAGCATTTGATATTCAGCAGATAGATTATAGAGATCGTTTTACTATATTTTCTGCTCTTAAGAGTTCGGAGGATGTAGAAATTACTAAGATGTCTAGATTTATTTCTGTACTTCAAGATACTAAGATTCTATTTTCGAAGAGACTTCAGCTTTTATGTGAGAATGAATTTTACTCGGAGGAAGAGAAGAAGTATATAGCTGAGAAAGTATCAGATCGTTTCAACAAGTACTATAATATTTTAGGTCCTGCCAGAATAAAAGCAGCCGGATATAGAACAGAAATTTTAGTAAAAGAAATTTCTAATATGCTAGTCCCAGAAGATTCAATTAAGGAGAAAATATTAAGTACCTTTGAGGTTAGTAAGAAATATAAAAGAACAGATATAAAATCTAAGTTACAGGAAATATATACTGATCTTGGATTACAGAAAATAGCAAAGTCAACGGATCTAGAAGAATATTATGAAATAAAGAAAATTAGGTTTACAGATCCGGTAACAAAAACAAGAGATAATGGTTACGAGATATTAGGAATCAAGTAACGAAGTGAAATACTAAGAGGATGAGATATTCCTTTTAGTATTTAATTTCCACCACACCTATTTCTCATATCAATCTAAGCGCTGATCCTATGAAAATATATCTAATTGCTTCGCGGAATTCTATTTTCAGGATTATGCGCTTAAGGATTATGAGAAGTGAGGGATTTTCCAAGATATACGCACGGAGAACAAAAATAAGATACGAGAACGCTATTTTTAAGAATTTCGTGCGTAGTGTTTAGGAAAAGTATGTAAGTGGTGGTTATATAAAATATAAAAGGGGATGAGCAAGAAATATTTATTGAGTACGGGTAGGGTAACTGGAATGGTAGAGTATTATATTCTTGACTTATTCCGTCTTTACCTTAGTATTTATCCTGGTGACATTCCGGGAGCTAGTTAGATTGGATTTGACTTTACAATTACTGATACATTCAAAGCAAATCTAGAAGATACAGTAAAAAGTAGAGTTGATTCATTAGTTAAGAAAATATCAGATCAATTTTCTCCTAGTCTTAAAATTAATCTAGAGAGTTGTGATTTGATAGATGATAAGTACGCCAAAGTTGTAGTATCTTGTAATGGTGTACGTGGAGAAGAGATAACAATAAATCTCTATAACGATTATTAATAATTTGGCTTTTACATATTATGAAGAGTAAACAGAATTATATTGATATTTACCGTGGAATAACTAATGGTCTAAATATAACTGGTGAGGGAGCTGAGTTATTAATACAGTTATTAGCGGAAGCGACATATATAAGTGAAGTTGAGTAGGTTACAATATCTTAGGAATCTAGTCTTGAGAAATGTACTTTAATGAACTCTAAGATTCAGCACTGTATGAATGATATGTATAGTGTTTATCGTGGAAATTGTCCTCGTGTTATTCTTAGATTTCGTCCTACCAGTTATTTTGATCTTAAGCCATTCGATACTATAGCTGTCGGAAATAATTATAAGGTTTATTATCTTGGTTACTGGACGGGATCGGAAGGTGGAGAATCTAAGAGTTCAGAGACGGATTATATACCTTTGATGGATGGTTTTGTATATGGTCCTAAGATAATACCTCCTTCGATAAGTGGTTCCGAGTCTGAGGTATATACGATAATAGGAATTCTAGCTCAGACAGAATATCGTCAAACTTTCAAGACAGATTTTTAGAATACTTATTATGTAGAGTGTACTGAAGAAGACCTAAGTTGTGATATGTGGGTAAAGATAGAAGACCAGTATGTTTCGGTGACTCGTATTTTTGCTGATCACGTAATGAATCGTTCTGTCTTCGATATGACAATTCCTTCTTTTGGTTCACGTCTTTATCTTGCCGATATCTTAAGAACAGGAAAGGTAAGTAGAGATAGTGTGATAAGCTAGGAGAATGTTAATGTAGAAGCTTGTTGGTATAAATATAGTTATCTTAGTTCTTATCCTGAAAATGAGTTACGTAGAATTAACATAAAAGGTGCAGTATTAGTTCCTTTCGAAGATAATATGTTCCATGGTATTCAGGAGTTGACTACAGGAGTTGTAACTATTGAGGAGAGTTCAAGGGATACTATTTCAACAATACACTACAAAGCAAATCGAGATAGATATGTAAATAGTATTATTCGCACAAACAGTGATATAGGTAACATTCTTGAGGAAACATATCCAGAAAACATCAAGATTGGTGGAACAAGTTATAAATTTAATTCATCTATAACTGGATCTAGCTTAGTATTATATTATGTTCCTCAAGATATAAATAATCTCTTAACATCAGACTAGGTAGAAGATTTTAGACAAACAAAATCTGGATATTATATAACTGATAATATTACTATACTACCTGGAACAAAATATACTGCTGTTTTCAACTTAGATGTTATACTTTATCAATCAGGCTCTATAGATTCTGAAGTATCTGACATTCTATTATAGTATGAAGATAAATTTAATATAGATTTCAGATCTTTAGGGGGTGAAATTTAGAGCTTAGTTAGTAAGATATCTAATGTAAAGGAGATATCTAGTTTCAGTATAGATTATATTTCTGATAATGGGATTATAAAATCTCAAGAGGAACTAGATGATATGTATGATAACCTATATATGTCATACTATAAAGTTAATTATGTAATTAATAGTAGTATAGTTCAATCTACTGGAAAATTTTAAATTATGAATATATACATTCCACCTCATCTCAGGAAAATTGGAATCCTGAAGAATTTATGTGACATTATTACAGAGTATTCTAAGAATTACGTAAATACAGGTTCGTCTTTTGATGATTACCAGACTTACCTAAAGATTGATCCAGTTCTGAGATTTATATCTTTATGTATTCCTGAAAGTGGGGTGGAACAAGATTATAAAACCTCCTTAAACTATCTCACTCATCTGTTCTATAGTGTCAAAGGTACTACTAAGGTATTTGATTATATGAAAAATTTCCTTGGCTTAGAGTTTGAAGGAGATATTGTATATACTTCAAAGAATCTTAGTTTCTCATTATCCGGTATTAAGGGATCGGATGCATCGTTATTTAATAATTATCTTAAAGATTTCTTAGATTCTTTGTTATACTTTGAGACTATAGATTATAAACTTTCTGAAATTTCGATAATCATAGAATCAGATACAGAAGTTTTTACTAACAGTGATATTATAACATATAAACGTTTTAAAGACATTACGATTTATGAGAGTTAATATAATAAATGAAGAGTTTTCAGATCTTACTACAGCTATTCTTAGTGATGGGAGTTAGATCTACAAGGCTTCTACATCTTGGTTACCTTCCGGAGATTTTATTCAGACGGGATTTGATTGGTTTCCAGATAAGATTAAGTTTACTGACTCTCTTAAGATATCTGATTTAGACTTAGAGAGTTCGGAACTTATAGGAAATGAATTACCAGACCTAGAGAGAACAGAACTTACTTTATTTCCTACATTATCGAGTGAATCTGGAAATAATAATAAATTCTTTGGTTCTTTCTTAGATCAATCATTAGAGACTTTTGGATTTAGTTTCGGAAGTGGTATAGAGTGGGCCAAGATATATGAAGATTCTGGGGATGAGGAATATTCTATAATGATTTAGTTTGATGATTCTGAGATAGATTCTGAAAAATTAGTATTTATTATAGTTTCATCTATCGAATCTTAGTCTGTAAAAATAAGCTATAATCTTTGGTTGTCAGATAATAATGGTAACTATAAGATGAAGGATCTAGTATTACGAAATGATGACTTCAGAGAAAAAGTTCCTCTTACTATAGATGATGAGATGACTAATTTCTCTTTCTCTAGTATATCAGGATCTTTGGTTGGGACAAAAAATATAACAGATCATCCTATTTTTGATAATAGAAATAAACTTAAGAAAGAAAAAAATATTTGGTGTCCTACTAGGGTTTATGGTTTAGGAGAGAAAGTAAAATTAGGTAAAGATCAGAAAGTTTATGAATCTATTTTATCTAGAAATCTTGGTAATCATCCCTGTACTTCTGGAGCATGGATAGAGAGTGGATTTATTGAGAGATGTCTAAATAGAACTGCTCAGGTTGTTGTAGATTATAAGACGAATCCTGGTACGATAAGTCCATATGGTATTATCAACTATCCATATAATATAACAGATTCTAGTGTTCTTTTCTCTAAGACATTTGATTATACAGAGAGTACAGGTTATTAGCTTAAGGGTGTCTCGATAGATGGTGAACACTTAGTTGGTCCAGAGGGCTACTATATAAATACAACTTCGAATAAGATAGTTGTAAATAAACCTGTCTTTACTTCAATAATTAATTCTGGTTATCTATATTTCTTATTCTCTAAGATAATTGGAAAGATAAAATTATTTGCTATCGAGACAGGAGAAGATACAAGTTATATTGAGATAGAGAACTTATTAGAAAGAAGTGATTGGAAAAATATAATAACAGATCCTTACACTTTAGTTCAAGATATTAGGTATACTACCGGAGAACCAATTAGTATAGAAGAAGCTTTTGATACAGAAACAGAAACTGGAATAGAGCTTGGAAAGTCTATAGAGCTAAAGGAAAAATACGTAGGAGAAGAAGAACTTAAGTTATCTAGAATCTTAGTAAAGTATTCTGAGGATAAGACATAGAAAGTTAGAGAAATAACTGACTACTATACTGAGGAAGATAGTATAATAAAATTAATAGATAGTTTTGAATATACTACAGAAACAGATGGTAGTGAAGTTTTATATCCTCAGTACTATTTCTACTATGATCCTATGACTTATAAGATCTTAGTTTATCCTGGTTATGGTATAGAGGTTTCTGTTGATTCTGTAACTGTTAATTCTGGATCTTCATTTGATCTATATTTCTACACAACAGTATCAGGAGAACCAGTTATAGAAATAGATGGAGGATCGTATTAGATTTCTGAGATATCTTCTGGGAATTACAAAATAAGTTTAGAAAATATTAGAAGTAATATAGGAGTAACTATTTATGTTAATCAATAATAAACACGTACAAGGAATTTTTCTATATACGGAAAATTCTAGTTAGGTTGAGTTTGAGAAGAATGATTTTGTAGTTTCCGGAGATTGTATTTACTTATGTACTGCGGAGAATCCAACAAATAAGGTCAATAATACTGTTTCAGGTATTGATCCCGCCGATGATCTTAGATATGAAAATTTTAAACCATATCCTGGAGAAAGAGCAATTACAGCTGAAGAATATTTCAAGGCTATAAGTAGTGGATCTGATGTAGAGGATAAGTATATTTCTAGTCAAGCACTTCTAGGAATTCTTCAGAGATATAATTTTGGATTATCTATGACGGGAATTATAAAAGACTACATAAAAGAAGGAGAGACAAGTTTAGTTTTAGGCTATGATACTTCTTCTCCATTAGATGACCTTATTCTGACAAAGGATTTAAATAATGGTGTAGTTTATGTAGATCCCGCCTTAGAGCAAATACAAAATGGAGTAACCTACAACGGAAGTAAATTTTCTGTATTATTTGGATTCTCTGAAAATACAAGAGTAAAGGATTCAGAATATAATTTAATTCTCAGACAATATACTTATTAGGCCACAGATACAATAAAAACAAGAGTACAAGAGTTAGTAAATCCTTTTGATGCTGTTGTTGTATTTAGATATATCACATGGGAAAACGATGATTTTCCTGGAGATATATCATCTATTAGTGGTTGGAAAAGTTCTTATTCATATTCTAAAGCAATCAAAGATAAAATAAATACCTTAGAGTTATTTTATCAAGATTCTCAAAATCAATGGGAATCTAAGTTTAATACTCTAGCCGGTATGTTTAGATTTAAGAAAGAGATAGTTATAGATGAGACTTATTCAGATTTAGAGGAAGGAATTTATACTGTATCTGTTTCTAAGACAGAGAATAACGGTATGATTTGCACAGATACTATTACTGTTTAGATTAATCCTTCTATAACTGGTCAGAAGTATTGTATATCATCATTTGGTCCCTCTTATTATGTAGAGATTGAGGCATTAGGTACTTAGGGTTTAGCTAGACTTAAGGTAGGGAGGGACTCAATGTTGTTTAAGATAGTAGAAGTATACGGGAGAAAAGAATATGAGTAATGGATTAAGAATTATAACCTCAGATATTCCAGAAAGAGAGAATGAACTTTATATCTCTTCTGAAAATACTGAATATTCTTATCTTGCCTATAAAAATGAAGCTGGAAGTATAGTTGGTTTGTTATCTGACGGAAATCAAAAAACTAGACCTATTCATTGTACAGAGATGAAAAACATGTTAGATCAATGTGGAACTCTAACTGGTGGATTAGTTTTTATGTATCCAATAATAAGAGGAAATGATATTACAAATATTATTCCTCACTATGCTCCTCCAGTTTTAGGTATTAATTCTGAAATATCTATAATCCCAAGAATCTCACCAAACGAAATTAATCGCTTAGAAGTAAATTCATATACTAGAGCTGGAGTTAGTAATATAGATCTAGCTACAGTTAATTCTAGTATTAGGTTATGTGATTCTTGGACTACTGATGAAGAATAGGACATTGATGAAAACTATATAACTCCAATTTATCAGGAACATATAGGTAATAGTGGAAAAGTAATTACCGGACTATCAGGAAATTATAGTTCAGATTTAGAAAATTATTACTCTACTATATCATTAATTTCAAATTCTGACTATACCGACACATTAGATATTTCAGGATATATAAAAAATATATAGTTACCTGAGATATCTGGCAAGATTGATATAGGAATCTCATACTACAAAGATAATGAGATTTACTTAAGCACAAAGACTTTCAGCGCATTTAATTATTCTTCTCTAAATTATCTGAATATACCTAATTATATAGTAAACATAAATTCAGATATTAGGTTAGAGTATTTAGATGGCGTGATTAAGTTATATTCTCTGAAAAATACAATCTCAGAGTATATTATAAACGATTGTATATTAACTTATGGAAATCTCTAATTTAGGTTATACAAACTTTATCATTGGATCTGTAAAGACGATTACAGATAGCTTATAGATTATATTGTATAGTAAATCCACATTTTCCACAAGAATTTCATTATATAATCTAAATAGTTTTTATCTTACTCACTTATCTGGACCCGACTCTACTAATCATGTAAGACTAAGTAGGTCCAGTAATAAAGAGTATTTTGAATATAATAAAAATTTAGAAAACGGATTTGATGTTATTGTTTATATAAGCTCTTCATTAAATACTCCAGTAGGTTATACAGAGTTCAATAATATACAAGGAATAGGTATTTATATTAATATAGGATTAGATTTTGAAAGAACTAGTGATAGCAGAGATACATTAAGTATTGATACTTCTGTTTATACTAGTGGAAATTCATTGGTAAAAAATTTAGGTGGTAATGAGTTAGATCAGTATACAAGAGTTCAAGATCTACCTAAGTCTTATCAAAATCCATTCACTACAAGTTTAAGTAGGATAGAGACAGATCCTTTTAGTTATATTTTATCTAGAGATTTTATTATTGGAAATGGAGAATTTAAAAGATTAGGGATAAATAAAAATATAAATGTAGATCCTTATAATATTGGATTTACAAAACATGATATCTGTTTTTATAATGGTGATCTAGTTGTAGTATCTTGGAATAATACAAAATATAGTGTTATATCTTTAACTCGTACAAATTCTTTCGGTCTTCCTGTAACATATGTAAAACCGGGAGAAGAGCTAGTAGATGAAATAGAAAGTCTAGGTAGTAGATACTATTATAGTAAGTCTGGAAGATTAATAGATATAATTACTCGAGAAGAATATATAAAATCTAAAAAAGATAATATTCTAGTATCTGATAAAATTGACTCAAAAGGAATTGTATATGAGTTGCCAACATTTTTCTAGAAGAAAGATGCATTAGAGTATATTCCTGAAATTAATAATATTTACCTCGATCTTGATTATTACTTTGAGTCTTATCAGCTTACTATATTTAGAAAAATAGGTTCCTGGTTTATACTAAGATAGAAATACTCAGGAAAATATTTATATCTAGCAGTATCTTCAGTTTGTTCAGTATATTTTGATTATACCGATCTTGAGAATATTATGTTTGTAAATGATCAGACAATAATACTTAAGGAGGATGATTACTATATGATTTATAACAGACCTGGGGAGACTTATTATTCTGAGAAGGCTAGATTAATTGTTGAAGGTGGAAAATTAAACAGTTATGATGAAACAGGGATCTTAATGTGTATAACGGGAAACTCGGAGTATGATGAAAATCATTATCTGGAATATTATGGAAGTCAAAAAATTTCTGTTATATTTAAATATGAAGATCTCTATAAAACAAAATTAAATTCTTATAGAAGAGGTATCTATCCTAATAAAAATGGAATTCCTGATTTAGTTTGTTCTATAGGAGGATTAATATTCTATAAGATTGATTCTATAATTAATTATTTATAATGAGAATAGTATTTGAATCATCTTTTCTCCAAGACTTAAGGAGAACTGACAATATAATTGAAATGAATAAATACAGTTACTCAGAGATAGAAACTGTATATGAGTCTGCTATTATCATATTTGAAAGTGAAACAAAAATTCTTAAGCTTAACCTAGATGATGATGCAGATAAATCAAATGTATCGACAATAAGTTTTTACTATAAACAAAAAGGAGTTGAAGGTGATTCGAAATTGGCTTTTACTATATATCTTGATGGTTCTATACTAAATCCAAAGAAAAATATATTCGAAGTTTCATTGGATTTTGAAAGAACTATATATAATGAGCCAATGGATTTTACACCAGAAACCAAGGTAATAATATCAGGAGAAAAATTTCAGATAGGATGTAAAGATAAAATAATTCTCTATAATGAACTCTCTGAGGAAGAAAATTATATAAAGATTACTACATCCGATGAAATTCTTTTTGAAGGTATTCCAGAAAGTAATATGATTCTTGATTATAATGAGAAAATAAATCAAAGAGGTATAGTTATTACTGGAAATAATTTTAGATTAGATAAAATAAAACTTGATCTAGAAAATTCAGTAAAGTCTACATTCTTCTGTCCCTCTCTAAATCAAGATAATAAATTTCTGTTACAACCTTCAGATTATGGAACAAGCTTGTATAAAGATTTTAAGATAATAGAGACTAAATTAGTATGGAAAGATTCTTATAAAAAATATGCTAACACTGAAGGACTAAATTCTGAAAGTGATGCTAAAATTATGGAATCTAGATAGGGAAATTTTATAACACCTTCCAGATTTATTAGGTCTTATTCTAATCTTAGTCTTTATACTCAGGGAATGGGTTTAGATGGTATAAATGAAGTAATCAAAGTACAGGAAGATCAAATTTCGGAAATGCCAGAAAATATATATCATTGTTGGGATTCTCCGATGATCGATAGTATAGAAACTGAAGAAATTCCAGTATGTATTGAGAAGTATGATAAATTTCTAAATCCAAATGAAGTATTCTATGGTAATCCTGATACTAATTACCTACAATATCTAAAAATAGAAGATCCTGAAGTTTATGCTATAAAGGTAATAGGTCTTCCAAACTCTATCATTGAATTTAGATTTAACAAAGAATCTGATAAAGGAGATTATATAAGTAAATAGATAACTCTTGATGAAAATGGTGAGGGTAAAGTAGATATTGATAAACTGGATTTCGTTCATCTAAATAATATAAGAACTATAACAACTAATAAAATTAAGAGCATCTATTTTGTAACCAAGATAGAAGTTGATAAAGTTATATTTGTTCCGACAGGTGAAGGAAATATATATTTAAAAGATGTAAGTGTCGATACAGAATTCCTAAACATTAATGGAAGCTGTGATTATATAGAATATGAGATACAAGGAGATACAATTAAAGAACATAGTAGAGGAAGTATATCTGTAAGTTCTATACCTGAAGTTAATATAGAATTAATAGAATTTGGAGAACTTAACTATACTATAGATCGTCTTTTTAAGAGAATTAATCTCAGTCCTTCTATTACATCTGGTACAATTCCATATGCTATATTTAGACTTTCGATAGATAATAACTATGTATACGATGGAGTTGAACTTAAGACAGAAAAATTAACATCCGATATAAATTTAAAGATTAGATAGCTAGTTGAAGTAGATGTATATTGGAAGTTAAATTCTGTACCTGATTATTATGAACAAGAAAAAGGATTATTTATATTAGAAAATTAGATAATAAAAGAAAAAATAATATATCTAGAAACAAATGATCCTAATCTATTATTGAATCGAGAACTCCTAAAGATAGATTCGACATATACAGATCAAGAAGTCCTAGATACATTTAATATAGAAATAGATATAGTAAATATAGTCTACTCTGAATCTAAATACCTAATACCTATAAGAGTAATCCCAAAAACTATAAATCAATCTCCTAGTTGGATTCCTTCGATATCTGGCATTCCTGGTTTACTATGTTTTTCTTACTAGGATAATATACTCTCAGGTTGTCAGTTTTATCTAGTACAAAAACCAACAACAGAAAGCTTATAGATTTGGGATTGTATAACTGGTGACTCTTATTCTAGTTGCTATAATGAATCTCTTGATGCTTATAGAATAGAATTAACACCATCCGAAACTTATAGAAAATTTATAATAGTTTCTGATAATTCTTCTTTAGATAGTCAAACTTGGTATCATATCAAGAGTAGTTCTAGTGATTTTGAAATTAGATAGAATGATATAACACCAGATATAAAAACTAGAGGTACTATAATTTATAATGCCTATGGTTCTGATATTATTCATCTTTCTGATAGTAGTGCTAGAAGTTATCTTTTCTGTGGTCTAGAAGTAACAGAGGATTTGGAAATTGGAACATTCGAAATTTCTACTTCTTCTGTTAGTAGTGGTTGGAGATCTATTGTAATGTCTAATAATGTAAAAGTTAGTGTATTCAGAACTGCTCAAGAAAATCAATTCTCTGCAACATCACTTTTAGTTAATGGAATTGGTGTCTACTCTTCTGAGGTATATACTAATTTTAAATTCAGAGCTCATTGTTCAGAAGATAGCGGCATTAAGATTTTTACAGACCCTAATACTCTATCTAACGATGCATATTATTCTGAACTTCTCTATGATGGATATTTTGTTATTAGATTTGCAGTAACTAAATGGCCAATAGATATACCAGAAAATGACTACTTAATAAAAATATATAACACTGATTCTGATATTGCTTTTACAGGAATTGATATTATTGGTGAAGATTCAGAATTAACTTAGAATTATATAGACTCAGATAAAACTATTTCTAGAAGATTGTTTTTCTTAGATAATGATAATTCTATTTCAAATCAGATAGAAACAGAAATTGTAAGTAATAGAACACCAGATTTTGATTTCTTAGATAATCCATATTCTTCTGTAATATCTGGTTTCTTACAGTATGCAACATTTACAGAGTATACATATAGAAAACATAATATTAGATTTAACTTAAGTAGACCAAGTAATAGTATTTATAATTCTTATTTCCCAGTCTCTAAGTTTTCATCGATAGTTAGTAATTAGGAGGGACTTAAGTTTTATACATACGTTAAAGGATTTACTAATAAAGTTTGGACAGATGATATAACAGAATATACGGGTACAGATAATGATAAACTAGAATCTTCGTTACTTAATAAAAAGAATACAGAGTTTAATGCTTATTTTGAATACAATGAAGGATCAGAGAGGATAATACGTGTTTTCTCCAGATATATAACTTCATGGGATAGTATTTGGAAATTTGAGGACTCTTCTTTCTTTATGTTAGGTAATGAACATGTGAGACTAGAAGATTATAGTAGAGATTGGTAGTATTTTAGTAATTCAGATACAGATTTTACTAGATACTATAAAGATTATAAATTAGTAACCCTTCAAGATAACCTAGGAGGAGATGCTATTTATATGGGATCTGTTACTCTAATCTCTATGGTAAATTATGATAATCTTCAGAATAACATACAATCTTATCTATTACAAGAGAATGATGAACTTGTTAGTGATGAAGATATAGATATTAATTATGCTAAAAATAATATCTTACCTGTATCAATTGAAAATATAAAAATTAATTTCTATCAACTTGGTAAATTAGATAGAATTGAAGTAGAAGATTTAACTCCATTTAATGCTGTCGGAGAAAGAAGACAAGTTGCAGTTACAGGAAGTACTAGTGTTACTGTACTTAATGCTACACCATCACAAACTCAAAATTGTAGTGTAGAAAGTCAAATTTCTTCAGGTAGATTAAACTTATCTATCGTTACCTATCCTAGAGTTAGTAGTGGAATCTTAACAAATAATTTTAATAGCTTAGTTCAGTATATTGATAGTTAGGCTGTAGGTTTTAAGATTAACATCACTTATAAAAACTCGGTAGGAAAAATAAGGTATTATGAAAAATTACTGGAGACAACACAAAGCGGATTTTCACAGGTTTTAATGGTTAGGTCTGGGTCAGGTGTTACTTACTATGCTATCGGTCCTTCAGAAGATACTACAATCGATATCTTAGAAGTAGTACGACCTGAAGGAGATACAGTAGAACTTTTATGTGGTATTGTAGAAGTTAATAGACAAGGACCAATACAAGGAACATACATAAAAGAACCTGATGTAACTTGGATAAAGAATAGTGCAAGTTATCAATTTAGTACTAGCACATATTCTGACTCCGCCACAAACCTTACTATTAATTTCCCGGCTAGAGACATAGGAGACTCGGTACTAAAAGAATATATAGTAAGGTTAGATGATCCAGATGAAAGATTTAATACTTCAGGATTTAGAATTAGATTTGTTCAAGGTGGTGTAAGTTATTATGCTAACTTTGAAAGTTCTGAGGTCGATGTTCTTTCTGATGGTACAGTCAATGGTAATGCTGGATATATCTATTTCACAACTAATATTCAAGAGTATAATGTAAGTAATATTGTCTTCGAGTCAGATACACTTGAAATAGTCGACTGGAATGATCCTATTAAGATTACAAGACAAAGATATGGAGTTAAAATTTGGTTTACCCCTAATGGATCTGGTAATTTTAAATATGGATCTCTTAGAATAAACTATCTTGATAATATACTGGGCTCTACAATGGCAGTACAAGGTCATTTCTCTCTAAGGCTCAAACCATATGAAGCATCTTATAGTTTAGTACCTGTAGATAAACAGAGGGTATATCATGACTTAGATCTACATAATTTTATAGCTATAGATGAGGATGTAAACTATATAACAAGTACTGATAATCCGGTAATGACAGTATTTGATAGTAATGATAACTTAGGAATATCTATAGGACTTACTTCTTAGGTATCTGGTGGAAATCTTTATTATCCTACTTCTCAAGACGTAAATTTAATAACAGTAATTAAATATATTAGTGATTCTACCGAATATATAACAGAAAGTTCAGGAAAAGATCATCTTGTTGCATTAGATCCTGAAAAGTATATCGAGTCAGTAGAAATATTAGCTAAATCTGGATGGGAAGGAGACTCACTTGCTGTAACATTCGGAGATCTTGAACTAAATTATGAACCTGACTTAGTATATTCTGATTTTGTATTACCTCCAGGATCTACTTCAACTTGGTAGACTGGAATATTAGATGTACCTTCAGGAGTGACAGAAACTTTGACGTTTACTTCTCCAGATTACCTAAATTATTGTGGAGATAAATTAACGTTTACTACACTAAATCCGACTAAATTTAATATAGTAGTAACTTATAAAGATGGAATGGTTGATAGTAAGGTAGAAGATACGGCACTCAGAGAACATTCAATAATTCTCAGTAACAAAAAATTCATAAGTAATATTAGATTAGAAAACTTAGTTGGTAATATATCATTTACAGATATAGAATTACTGAAAAATGATACAACACTTAGTCTTTCTGAATTTATTGCTGTCGGAGATGAAGTTACATGGGATTCTAGTAGATATATTCTGAGAACTTATAGTCTTTCTGATTATATATACATTGATTTAGGTAACAATTCTAAGTATGAAGGAAAGTATATATAGAATCAGGTTTATCTTGAGACTACTGAAAAAACTAGACTTCATGTTGTAATAGAATATGTAGAGTCTAATGAAATTACAGATTATACAGATTCTACTTCTACATACTATCATCATATATCTATACCTAGCTTAACAAAGATTTCTAGTATAAAAATCTATAATGAAGTAGTAGGAAGAATTCAATTCTCTAAAGATATAGAACTTAACCCTATCGAATATAATCCACAAGTCATTTATGAAACCAATCTAAATGATCCAGGACTCGATATTGTATATGCATCTACTTCTGAAACACCTAATATCTCTTCAGTTACGCATACAGTTCCTTGTAAGACAGAAAAAGATAATGGTTCTAGTATTTATAAAATCACTAGAAAAATATTTTATCCAGATCTATTATTACAAGAACCAGGAGACTCAAGTGTAATAAGCTTAAGAGATGAAGGTTTGGTAAGTGGAAATTGGGTATTAGATGAAGTAACTTGGGAAAATAACTCTGGAAAAACATTAGTATCTGAATTCTTTGATGCTTATGGTGGAGTTTTAGTAACTGAATCCTCTGAAAAAGATTATGTATACTCTAAGAATATTCCATATTTTGAGAGTACATATGTTGCTAAAAGTGAGTATATTCCTATTAGTGTTACCGTTACATCAATATTTAAAGTTATAGTAAAAAATACAAATTCAAGACATGATTATCAGCATCTTGGATCTAATAATACTCAAACCTTTAGATTCGGATATAAACTTGAAAAAGCTGCTGAACAACTAACTTAAATAAAGTCTATACGATAAAATGTTTTTAGAACACATTAAAGATCTGACAGAATCATTTATAAAACTTGATAAGAAAATTGGTTTCGTCGGTCTTATTAAGTATTCTCTATTAATTCTAGTCATTTTTTGTATATTCAATTTTAAAGCGGTTATTAAGGGTGGGATTGAGATAGTTAATGATATCCAAGAAGAAATTCATAAAGAAAAGATAGAAAAGAGGGATCAACTGTTGGCAGAAATGATCCCTCTTCTAACAGAATTTCGAGCAGAATTGGAAGCTGACCGAATCTTATATTTTGAATATCATAATACAAAAGAAAATCTTATTGGAATTCCTTTTAAGTTTATAGATCTAGTTCTTTAGAATAACCGTTATGGAGTCCAACCTATTCCAAATCCAACTTATAGAGATATTAGTGCTGGAGTCTTAACGGATATATATGAAGTTATTAAAGATGGAAAAGCTATCTACTGTGAAGGAAAAGACGATACTGAATTTAAAATAGAACATCCAGGAGCTTATCAACTTTTTATAAATGATCTTGATGGTTCTTCTCATTAGTTATTTATAAGCCTACCTGGAATTAATCAACCAATTGGTCTCATCGTTATAGAATGGATACATAAACCTACCGAAGACCCTGAGGAGATTAAGAAAATCTATAGATCATATATACCAAGAATAAACGGACTTATTCTATCTAAACAATAAATTGATTTTAACTATGGAAGAAATTTTTGAAGACGTTACTTGGGGACCTATCGGAAAAGATATAGTTCCTTCACCAATCTATCAGGTTTATAGAGTTAAAGGAACCTGGATTGGAGACGATGAATCACTTTGGTATTCATTTGAACCCGGTGATGATCTGGAACCTTCTGAAATCGCAATTGTAGATAAAGATAATCCAGAAATTACTTATACTAAAATTGAAGCTAATAAGTACGGAATAACTGATAACAATGAGATTATTCTTGTAACTATCACACCATCTTCTCAATTGGCAGAGCTTTATCCTGCTGCTATTGTAAAGGTCGATGGTAAGAATTTCGATCTGGCTCTTCTTAATAAAAATCTCGAATTCTTTATGAACAAAAATCATAGAGTTAGTATCGAGTGGACAGAAGATTTAGTAGAAACATTTAGGATTATTAAAGCGTAAGTGGGCAAAAACGCGCTTTAAAGAGTCTTAAATCCTTATATTGGAGAGAGAATAGATTTTGAAAACTAATAGAGATACTAGTGAATAAGGGTAATACCACAAGATCTATTCTCTCTTTTAAAACCTTAAGATATTTATGGCTGATATAATTAGAATTGCTCGTTCTAGTGTCATTAAAAATACTAGAAAAGATGCTATACTGTTCTTAGATAAATGTAATCATCTTATAGGTCAATAGTGGCAAGTTAGATATTATAGTAATGAAGAACAGAATGAAATTGATACCGTTGTAGCGATTGGAGTTAAAAATGGTACAGGAAATGATTGCTATAGGGTAATATCTTATGGTACAAGAACAGCAATCGTTTCAGTTACAGATATAATTCCTGACGTTTCGGAACTAGCTCATGGAGAAGTTGCCGTTGTAAAAATTGATGACGAATGGTACTATGTTACTGTTACCGATAATACAAGACACTTCGATAAAATCACTGGAGGACCTTATGTTTACTATTGTTTGAGTGATGGATACCTTTGGTTCTATAATGAAGGAGTACTAAGAAGAGAAGACGACTTCTATACAAGGGAAGAACTAGAAGATACGTTTGTAGGGATTAAAGATAAACTCGACGCTATTGATTCTGAACTACTTAGAATTAATGACGTCCTCTCTGATTACTCAAATATACTCAGAGAACATACTGAATTATTATAGGAACATAGTGAGAAACTAAAAGAACTTGAGAATACTTGTTTCCCACTTGTAATTAGCTATAATACAACTCCTACCTCGACTATATTTGCTTCAGGTACTACTAATGAAATAACAATTGACTTCTAGGCTAAAAAACTTCAGTCTGATGGTATAACTTATTTAGATGTTAGTGATATCTGTAAGTTCTATTATAAAAAAAGTACAGAAGAAGAATATACTTTAGCTACTAATCCTCTGACTCTTGAAGTTACTGGTGAAAATGAAGATGTTGTTTATAATATCATAGGTGGTAATGAAGAAACATTTGGAAGTCTTAGGAGAGCTGAAGATTTAACTTTAACTTTTGGATATAGAGTTTTCTCTGGTGTTACCTCTGGTGAAATAGAAGATTTTAGTGATCTATTACCATCTGATCCTAGAAAATAGGATATCTACTATGATATTACTATAACTTCTGGAATCAATAATTATACTACTTTCGCACTTCCTACAGTTTGGGGAGATGTATATAAGATAACAGATAATTGTGGTACAGTAGATTATACAGAATCTTTTGAAAAATTATCTCAAACTTATACTGTCTTAGTTGATGGTATAGAAGTAGAATATACTGTTTATAGATGGTGTTCTAAGCCAACAGTTTTGAGTAGTTTTACCTACAGATTTTATAATAAATTAGGTGATTCTTCTGAAGAACCTGAATATATACCTACAGAGTTCGATGAGCTTAAGAGAAGAGTAGATATTCTTGATTCTGGTGTAGATACTGAAGGATCTGTTAAATATCAAGTTGAAGAGGCTAAGAGAGATCTTATCGGTAAAATCGTAGATCCTTCCGACTTAGATACAATTAATGCTTCTAAGAACTTGGTAGATGAATCACTGACATTTATTGAATTCACAGATTAAAATTTCTTGATAATATGGCAGTAAAAATTGCTGATCAAATAAAATTAAGACAGGAAAATTTTCTCGATGATAGATAGGGCTTAGCTACTTCAACAGATATTCTATTAAACTGGGATTTCACTAAGATACCTATTCCAGAAGGTTTTCAAGTCTTTTTATTAGGTGACTGGTATATTTATAAAAGCAGTTTTACTCCGGATAATGTTACTGGATATTTTAGAAAATATTCAGAAGATCTTGGTATAAAAAATATTGAGGAGATTGAAGAGGATAGCATATATAGTAGATTCGACCTATCTAGATGCTATACTGCTAAATTCTCAGATATCCTTGATCCTTTATTCTGGGTTGACTCCTTATAGATAAATCATGCTAGACCTGGTAAAATTGTAACCATAATTGATGATAACGATAATAATGGTGTCTGGATTCTGTTAGATTTCGACTATACAAATCCTGAAAATTGGCATAGAATTCCTTGTTCCTGGAGAAATGAAACTATAAACGGAACATGGACCTTTGCTGATGCTACAATCTTTAGTAGAGATCTTATTGCTAAACATATAAGTCTTGGTGATAATAGCTATGTAGATGTAGATACCGAAGGAAAAGCTACGGCAAAATTCGATAAAATTATAGCAGAAGCATCAGATATTCAGGACATAGATAGCGTTTTGGAATCTAAGATAGGTTTGTTTGGTATAGGTAATCTACTTGTTAACACCTCTTTTGAAGGACAACATAATAGTAGAGACTTGACCAATGAAACTAATCTATATTATACTTCTGAAATCTATTCCGATAAGAAAGAAGGATGGAGCATGACAACTAGAGATTGGACTATTATAGAAGATCCAAGCTCAGTTACAGGTTATATCTTATACCTTCCTGATTCTAACTCGGAGATAGCACAAGAATCATTAACGGTACTAGTAGAAAATAGTAGGTATGTTTTGTCTTGGAAGTAGAGAGGAAAACTTACCGTAATGATTGATGATGTAGAAATTGAACCTATCCGATCTAAAGTTTCCGAAGGAGCAGGAGAAGATGACCTAATTCAGTACTACTATAAAATTAAAACTGAAGTAACTAAGAAAATTTCAGTTAGATTTATAGGTGGACCAGGTTATCTATGTGAAGTTAAGCTAGAGTCTGGATTAGTTCCTACTACCTGGTCTCCTAGTTTTAAAGACACTGATCCTGTTGCTGATATTGCTAATAGTTACGAATTCCTAAAAACAGCATTTAAAGAATATTCACTAGATGGAACTGTATCTAGTCTTTTCCTGAAGAACTAGATAAAAGTTGGTGATATTGCTAATGATCAGGTAGAATCTATTTATGGTGGTCTGTCTGGTATTTTTAGCTCTCCAGAAGATATAATGTTTTGGTCTGGTTCTACTTATGAAAAAGCACAAGATCTGATAGTCGAGGTAATGAGAAATCCTAATTACCTAGATCGAATTAGCTATACAGAATTACAAAAACTAACTAGACTCATTATTACGTTTAACTATAAAACAATAATGACAGATCTTTATGCAGTTGGTAAGTTTAAAGGAGAACATCTAGACTATAGCGGAAATCAAATGAGATCTTTCGATTCTATCTCTGGAAATATACCCTGCTTTGATGGTTCAGAATTTATTAGCGTAAAATTCAATTGTGGTATACTTGATGTCGAAAAATATGATGATCTCCCAACTAATATAAAATTCTATGAAGAAGATGGTACTAACTACACTGAATTAGAATTTCAAGATGGAAGATTAGTTGATAGATCAGATGTTTCTTATAAAATCTGGGTTGGTAATGAAATAAATTCAGAGATAACACATCTTTGTCTCAGATTTCATGATGGATACCTAGTAAAAGTAAGTCAGACATTAGATAACTCTACATATTATTGGTACTAATCTAGAAAAGTCATGTAGGGAAATAAAATCTCTACGTGACTTTCTAAATAAAAATAAAACATATGAAATTAAATACTATTGGGGAAGGTTATTGGAGTTCAATAGCTAATTACCTAAACTATAATTTTAATAAGCTCAGTGTTACTACCAATAAATATGGTAAAGTTGGAATTACTAATATACACCACAAAGGAGTATTTATTAATGAGTCTGAGCTTAAAACTAAATTCCCAAATCCTGTAAGTGGAGATTTTGCATTTGTTATAGGAGACGACCAAACTCCTGAATCGAAAATAGAATTCTGGGTATATGTTGTGAGAAATAACTTTTGGTATAAACTCAATGAAAAATATATGCCACCAGTATCCTAGGAGAAATATATAGAATCTGAAGAAACTATACCTCTTGGCGGATTCTTAGATGACCTTAACAGAGAATAAAAATGAGAGAAAATCTAAAAAATATTTCTAGAATCGGCGAATGGACTAACTCTGTTGATGATATTAATCGTAATTTTACTATACTTAATGATATAATCAATGAGTTCGATTTTAGATCCGAACGCTGTAAAGGTTTATTTCCAAGTGTCTCTCGACTCTATGAACTATTCCCTAATCCTGGTGAAGGAACATGGGCATTAATTGGAGAGGAATTTCCAGGAGTCATCTATATTTTCGATGATACTAACGGAGAATGGATTTCTACTGGCTATACCGCTGGAGATGAAACCCTTGATATAAAAGAATTATATACAAACTCCGTTATTCTTGATTATCCTATCGAATATCTATTTAGACCTAGAGCTACATGGATTTATACAGATAATCATGGAGGAGACTGGAGAACATATAACAATGGAATTAAACTTATTGACCCAGATGATGTAACTTATACTGTCCGTCTTAAAAGTTTACTCGTAGGTGATGATGTAGAATTGCTTGAACAAACAATTACTGATCCTTATCTCTGGGAATTTAATATAGGACAGACAGAACATTTTATATCCGCAACAATAAAAAGTAATGATAATATAACTAAACATTTCACAACACCTTATCTTAGCTGGAATATAGATAGCACTTATTATAAAAGAATTATTAATAATAAGCCATATAGACGAGTACCAGTTGAGGGAGATCTTTTCAATATTAATATGCATTTCGCTGATAATGAGGGAAAAGAGAAAATATTATCAAGTACTTTTTGTTTTATTTTATAATTATGGACTTAAAAGCTATTTAGAAAGTAACGACATGGGGTAAAGCTGCTAGTGACATTAATAGCAATTTTAATGCTATAAATGAAGCTATTGAGTCTGGTAATAAAGAATTGTCACTAGCTCTAGGTTTCTTCTTAAGCCTAGAAAACCTCAGAACATTTTGCCCTAATCCAGAAATCGGAAACTGGGCTTATGTTGGAACAAGTTTTCCTGCCAATTACTATACTTGGGATGGAACCTCTTGGATTATAAGCGAAGAGAAGAAACATCCAGAAACTATAAGCTTAATAGACTATATAGAGTCTGAAGAAGTTTCTGATCCAAGCATTATTTTAAATTAATCTTAATAATTAAAAAGATGGCAGCAAAACTATTTACATTAAAACGAGCAGGAATACCAGTATTTCCTGTGACTACAACTGACGCCATTGTTGATCCTAGAAGTTTAAAGACACTGACAACTATCCTAGAAGAAACTTTGGAAAGACTTAGAGCTCTTGAAGATCAACCTGGAATACTTTGGGGTTAAAATGCTTAGAAGTAAAAAAATTTCAGAAGCCTCACCTCTTGAGAAAATAGAGGTATCCCCATCAGTACTAGTCCCGGCTTATGATGGAACCGATAATCCAAGAAGTTTATCAGTCTCCGTTTTTCAAGAAACAGTCTTAGAAGAAGTTATTAAATCTGATCTTCTTGTTAAAGTAAGTGACCTACAAGAAAATTACTATAACAAACAAGAAGTTGATGACCTAATAGCTCCACTACAACCAGAAAAAGTAAATGAACTTATTTAGATTGTAGATAGACTAGATGGTGATGTGGATAGAGAAGGATCTGTTAAATTTCAGATCAATGAGGCAAAACAAGACTTGATAGGTACATCAGGAGACCAGTCAAGTCAAGACACGATTAATGCAGCTAAAAATTTAGTTGCAGATTCATTACAATTTATAATTTATAATTAAATCTTATGGCTGATTTAAGAATTTTTGTTGAATGTTCAACTAAGGCAGTTTTTGACGCACAGCTCGATGCTGGTAACATTACTAACAGACACCTCGTTCTTATTAAGAGCACAAACCAGATTTATCATAATGGTGTTTACTATGGCTTGAGCGCAGCTGATGCTGAGAAGCTTTCTGCCGTTTATAACCGTAAGGAGTTTGGTTATGTATCTGACGGTACAAATACATACCGTTCTAGCGCTGCCGAAGGTACTCTGACTATTACCGAGAGCTCAGAGACAGGTGAAGTACTTGATGTTACCGTTGGTGCTAGCGGTGTTACCATTAAGTTGGTTGCTACTACAGGTACTACCAATGGTACTATCTCTCTGAACGGTACTGAGGTTGCTGTTGCTGGTCTTGGTAGTGCAGCTTTCACTGAGACAAGTGCTTATGCTACTGCTGCTCAGGGTACCAAGGCTGACAATGCCGTTCCTAATACAAGAACCGTTAATGGTCATGAACTTAGCGCAGACGTAACTGTTACAAAGGGTGACGTTGGTTTGGGTAATGTTGACAATGAGAGCAAGGCTACAATGTTCACAAGCCCTGAGTTCACTGGCACACCTATTGCTCCTACCGCAGCTCTTGGTACTAACACAACTCAAATCGCTACCACAGCTTTCGTAAAGGCTGAGATCAACGACGTTCTGGCTGCTGCCGACGCTCTCGTATTTAAGGGAACTGTTAACACAACTGATGGTCTGCCCGCTAACCACACTCTTGGTTGGACTTACATCGTAGCTGAGGCTGGTACATATGCTGGTCAAGTTTGCGAAGTTGGTGACATGATCGTTTGTAAGGCTACTGGTACAGTTGCTTCTAATTCTGACTGGACTGTAGTTCAGACAAATATCAATGGTGCCGTTACTGGTCCTGCTAGTGCTGTAGATGGCAACGTTGCTATCTTCAATGGTACAACAGGTAAGATCATCGCTGACTCTGGTTTGACACTTGGTAAGAGCGTTCCTTCTACTGGTGTATTCGATGACCACAAGTATACCTTTGCTTCTGGTACAGATGGTAGCTTTACTGTAACTGAAGACGTTGATGGTGAGAATTCTTCAACTGGTTCTCCTCAGACTATTTCTATCGGTAAGCCCTCTACCGCTGGCACAGCTGATCAGGTTGGTCACGATCTGTCTATTACCCTTGGTGCTGCTGGTACAGCTCAGACCTTCGACGGTTCTGCTGACCTGAGCGTTACTGTAACTCCTTCTGCTATTGGTGCAGCCGAGGCTGTTCACACCCACTCTGCAGACGAGGTTACTGCTATGGGTACAGTTTCTAATCCTTATAGCAAGCCCAGTTCTGTAGCTGCTGCTATTTCTAATAGCGATAGCCTGCAGACTGCAATTGGTAAGCTCGAGGCTATGTTTGACTGGGTAGTTTATAACGCTGAACCAGAGCCCTAAACATTAATTAATTATCTAGAAAATGAAACGATATAGATGGTTTATACATAATAGTACTTTTGAAACTGCTCGGCAAAATGGAGAAGTTGGCATTGATGATATTTGTTTCATTCTAGATAAATTAAGAATTTATACAAGATCTAATAGTTTTACATTTTCAAATCGACCTATATACCAGGGGGAAAATTCCAGTGAAGTAGCTGGTACCTGGACTGCCTCAATTGATGGTATCACAGAAATCTCAGAAGGATTATCTATTAAAGTAAAAGTAGGACAACTCGCAGCTACTACTTCTTACAATACCCTCAATGTAAACAGTCTAGGTAATCTCCCTGTCTGGTATAGATATGGAGTACCTCTTACTAAAAGTGATACCCCGGTTCAAGATAATGCAGAACTATTACTGACCTATAGAGCAAATGCTAGTTCCTCCTCTATTACGGTAGGCGGAACTAGCTACTCTAGAGGCTGGGTCGTTTCTGGTGCTAATCCTAAATATGGTGAAGGATTAAAAAATACAACAGGAACTATCGAACTTGATTATGGTAACGTAGACTCGGCGAATACTACTAAACCAGTCACAGGTAAATCTGTTAGAGATGCAATTCCCAGTACAATACTTACTAACGCATCTGTTTCAGGCACTACCCTGACAATAACACCATCTAGTGGTTCGAATATTATATATTCACACCCGACAAATACAGCAACTACAATTACTACTACAGATGGACATGCACTTGGTAGTATAACTGTAGATGGACTGGGACACGTTACCTCAGTGGTTGATAAAACATTAGCCGCTACAGATATTCCTAATTTATCTTGGAGTAAAATTACATCTGGAACGCCGACTACTATTTCTGGATATGGAATTACAGACGCTAAAATAGAAAGTGGCGCTATAACTATCGGTGCATCTACAATAGGCAATGAAACAGCTATTTCCGGAGGCACAACTACTTCTTTAGTAACTACCGGAGAAAAATATACTTGGAATAATAAACAAGGTACTGTCTCAATACTCGGAAGTACTACTAAACCAGTATATACCTCAGCTGCCGGAACTTTTTCTGAATGCTCTGATTATGCAGGAGGTACAGCTATTACATTGAATGGAACCTCTAAAGCAGCAGATACCGCTTCTTTGTATGCACCTGTTACTTCAGGTACGGCAGGACAAGTTCTTAAATCTTCAGGAACAGGTACTGCACCTTACTGGGATAGCAGCAGCGTTGTAGCTACTTATACTCATGTTTATACCGCAGTTACTGATACTACTGGTAAAAATCCTGCTTCTGAAGGGTGGTATGAACTTGTAGATGGATCTTATGTACTAACAGAAGATACAACTCCAGCATCCGGAAAAACTTATTACATACAAGAATCTTATTACGAGATGACTTTCTAAGTGTAGAGTCCTAAATAAAAATATTGGAAATACCCGGGGCTCTTCAGATAAGAATATAAACTCTGGGTATCTCCAAATTTATACATTATACTATGTCAGCAATACATAAACTTACTAAGAACGGAAGCACTATATTTCCCGCCTCAACTACAGATGCTATCGTACATCCTTCTGTAGCAGCTTCCGTTACTGACATGATTAAAGAATATAATGTATCTGAATTATTTCCTACAGAAGGAATTGATGATGGAACAGTATATACTCTTGATCTAGCTATCTCTGTACTTGGTGCTCATCTCAGAGATTCGGAAAAATGTGGCGGTATAAAATTAATCTTCCTTGAAAGAACTAAAGATAAGTTTAATACCTATATCTTGGTTAGTTCACAATGGTCAGATGATCCTAATGACTGGAATCAAGTACCTTCTAGCGTAGTACAAGGTCTTGGAACATCTACCGTTGAAGTAATGTCACAAAACGCAGTTAATGACGCTCTGATCGAATTTAGAGAAGAACTTAATAGAAGAATTGATGAAATTGAACCAACTATTGTAGAAGGTGACGTTACTAATGCAGCCGATGAGGAAGATCTTACAGATAAAGATTCGGTTCTAAAGTTTAAAGATAAAGATTATAATCCCTTAGTATATTCAGGACTTGGACGTGTTTATATTAGGAAAAATATAGTAGATGGAGTAAATCTTCTTACCCAGTCTATGTTCCTCAAAGAAAATACAGTATACTATATTCAATATGATTATACTGTTGTCGATGTTGGTATACAAATTCCAAGCGGCTGTATACTTAACTTCATAGGTGGTAAACTACAAGGCGGACCATTAGTAAGTAATAGCACCATAATAATTGATAGCTATAATACTAAACCTATTGAGAATATCGACATTTACGGATATTTTAAATATTATAGTATCTTCGACTGCTATACTAAAGAAGAAATATCCGAATTCATATATAATAAAGAGGAAATCGACCAACTTATAGGATATGTTGTCTCTCTTGATTCTAAACCTACCAGAGATACACTTACGTTTGTTAATGATAAAGGAGAAACTATCAACTTTAAATTGGGAGATAGAGTGAGAGTTAAAGATACTATCGTAGGACTCGAAGATACTAATTACTATGTATACTACGAACTCTACGATATCGATAATAATGAAGCCTATTGGAGAATTTACTCACCTGTAGATCTAACTGAAAACGCATTCATACACGATACAGGATATGGAAGCTCTGGCACTAAAAAGTATATTACTAGCTACGACAAAACCAATATCTTCCCGTATACTAAAGATGATGCTGTTCTAGATCAAGATGGGGTAAGTCTTCAAACCAGATATAGAAAACTGGTAAGCACCGATGAAACCTCTTTTAGCGATGCACAAAAATCACAAGCTAGAACTAACATCGATGCAGCTAAAAATCCAGAATTCACACAGGTAGAAGGCAAAAGTTATTATGAAGCTAATTTTTAAAAATATAGTATAGGTAGGATAAAATCTTACCTATACTTAAGTAAATAAATTATGGCTTATAACGAAGAACTTATTAAAAAACTGGGGGAAGAAGAAAGAATTGAGAAAAATCCAATATGTATACTAATAGCTCTACATAAAAAAACTAAACCCTCAGAAAAAATTGCTGTCGAGGTAAGTAAGTTCGGGAAATATAAAAGAAGCTATGCAGTCGATGGTGTAGCTCTTTATGATGAACAACTAGGTATTAAACTCCTAATTGCACTGAATGAAGAAAATAAAACCTTCGGAATAGGACCCAACGATATACCAGAAACAGCACCTTCCAGACAAAATTATAAAAATCCTACCATGAAAAATCTTGATGGACAATGGAGAACTAATTGGCTTCTGGAACACGAAACACAAATAAATGATGGAGCTGTTATGTATTGTAAAACCTACGGAGATAATTATTGGCTTCCTAGCGGCGGAGAAATGTCATATATCCAAAGCTGTAAAAACGAAATAAATGAAGCCCTTAAAAAAGTAGGAGGAACAATAATAGAAGATGAATACTATTGGACTTCATCTAAATTTAATAACAATTATGCTTGGTCTCTTAATATTGGTACAGGAGAATTCGCTTTCTGGAAAAGTAAAAAAACTATGATGAAAGTAAGACCTGTAACTACACTCGAAGACTATAAAATCATAAAGGAGGATTAATTTATGGCAGAACTCGCGAAAATTAATGGCTATGATATAAGAGATAAAAAACTAGCCGACGAAGGAACCGTAACGGATGCTGGTTCCACTGACTACGTGCTCCTGGAAGATACTAATGGAAATTATCAGAAAATCTCTAAAAGTAACTTCACAGAAGCTATCCGTAATACATTAGGTGAAATCCTGATGACTAATGATAAAGGAACTTCTATTACTAGCGTTCCTGTGATCTCCGGAGACGGTACTTCACTCGATCCATATGACCTCGGAAGTGCTACAACTGAAAATTTGGCATCAGTTCTGGGCGGAAGTATGTCTGCTGGAGAGCTTGTAAATATAAGTCTAGTTACAAATCAAAGCTCCTCTTCCTATGATTCTGATTTAATTGGTGCTACTATTACTATTACAGACAACACAGAATCTACAATTTTACTTAATACAACTTGGGATGGAACAGATATAAGCTTTGAGATACCTGTTCCTGTAAACTATACTATTTCTGTTGGGTCTATTACCGGATATAAGACACCTAGTTCTATTACTTATGATTCTAGAACAGGTCGTAATAGAAATTTAGAATTTCAATATTAGACTGAAGTAGTAACTGTTAATTGTTCAGCTAGCAATGGTTCTTCTGTAGCAGGACAAAAGGTAACAGTTTATGGTACTCAATATACATTAGATGCTACTGGAATAATTACTACAAACATCGCATACAGTACTTCTTATTCTGTTATTGCTGGTTCATGGGATGGGTATGATTCTCCTGCTAATTAGACATTTACTGCAGGTCAAACTACAAGATCAGTAAATGTAGTCTGGAAATATAATCCGATAGCTGTTGATATGGGTCTACCATCTGGAGTAAAATGGGCAAAAATGAATATTGATGTTACTAGACCTAATAAATTTGCAGCGTCAGAATATCAATATGAATGCAGTTTTTTTAGTTGGGGTAATGTTTAGGGGCATAATCCAACGTCAGAGTCTGCTTTTAGTTATGATTGGGGAACTAGTAATGATGGCGCACCTTATGTTTCTACTACAGGACATTCATTAACTGGAGATATTCCAGTAAGTGCAACTTATGATGCAGCTAGAGCAAATTGTGGCGCACCTTGGCGTATGCCTACTGCTACAGAATTCCAAGAATTAATAGATAATTGTGATTTTATTAATCCAGATGGATCTGTAATTCCTACATCTACAGCTAATAAACTTGTTACTGTTAATGGTATTGTAGGTATCTATTTAAAATCTAAAAATAATAGTAATAGGTTATTCTTTGCTTGCTCTGGTAGCGGTTACCAGACTTCTTGGAGCAATCGTACTACCTACGGTAACTACTGGTCTTCCACTCTCTATTCTGCTACTTTTGGTGAGTTCTTGTACTTCTACTCAGGTGGTGTTTATCCTTAGCACTACAACGTTCGGTTCCTCGGCTTTACGGTTAGGCCAGTTCAGTAACTTCCTCTACCAACCTATTAACCACCAAACCAAATTTGTGCCACAAACCCGCTCTCTCAAAGAGCGTGGTACAAGGCACAAATTCTATAAAATTAAATAATAATATATAATAGTATATGACAATAACAGAAATTATTGACATTGAGAATAATAGAAAATAGCCAGATCAATTTGGAATTATTCACCTAATAAAAGAAGGTAATTTTTATAGAGCACATGATTGGAGTGCTTGGTTAATGACTACTTTTCCAATAGGTGAAGCTATTAATACTCCTTTAAAAATATCAGCTAAGAAATTGAAAGATGGTTATGTTGAAGCTTGGGTAGGGTTTCCTGTAACTTCAATATAGAAATATATACCTAGTGATGACTCTGTTGTATTTAAACCTATTTCCGAAAATTAGATAGATGTACATATTCCATTACCCGAAGAATATCTATAGTAGAATTTTGATAATATTAGAAATTCTATAGATAAATGGAAAAATTAGTTACCTATTTTGGATAATAAGAAATCTAAAAGAGAAGATCATGAAATTTAGGAAATAGGTCCACGGATTACTAGGATAACTGACATTGTTGGTAGTATTCTTTCATTTTCTTTGGTAGAATCTTCCCCATTAGATGCTTGGGAATTTATTAGAAAACTATAGAAATAGATATCTATATTATTTTAAATTTAGGTTAGTTCGAAAGGAAGTTCATAGGATATACGTCCTTCACTAATTATAATAAATAGTGCGGGAAAAATTAAAGATATTAGATGGTTTTATTAAATTAATCCCTTCTTCTTTTCGTAAAAGGATATATCCGAAAGATTCTTTGCTTGCTCTGGTAACGGTAACCAGACTTCTTGGAACAATCGTACTACGAACGGTAACTACTGGTCTTCCACTCTCAATTCTGCTACTAATGGTAAGAACTTGAACTTCAACTCAGGTGGTGTTAATCCTTAGAACAACAACAATCGGTTCAACGGCTTAACGGTTAGGCCAGTTCAGCACTCAACTTCGAACTATTATTGTAATATGATAATAACCAGAAATTAGTTATTAATTGATCTATATTCTGCATATTATGATGCCCGACGCCATAAGACTAAAAGATCTTATGTTAAATAGTGGGAATCAAACTTAAAAGATAATATGGAGAATCTTTGTGATGAACTATTAAATAGAAACTATAAACCACTTCCATCAAAGTGTTTTATTATAGATTATCCTAAAAAACGTGAAATATTTGCTGCTAGATTTAAAGATAGAATTGTTCATCATTTATACTTTAATTATACTCATTAGCTATTTGAGAGAACATTTATTTAGGACTCATATAGCTGTATTAAAGAGCGCGGAACTCATTATGGTATCAATAGAATAACAACTTTCTGCAGAAAAGAATCACAAAATTGGTAGAGAAAGTGTTATGGACTACATCTTGATATTCGTGGCTATTTTATGCATATTGTTAGAAATAAACTACTAACAATTGCAATCAATACCTTGAGAAAAATGTCTACACACCGTATCAATAAACATTCCTCAACTCAATGGTAGGATATTTTAGATATGAATTTTATATATTGGCTAACAAAAGAAATTATTTCGGTAGATCCTAGAATAAATTGTATTATGTTAGGAAATTTATCTGATTGGGATAGTTTAGATCCGGAAAAATCCATGTTAAAACTTAAAGATGGATTAGGATTGCCAATAGGAAATTTAACTTCTCAATTATTTTCTAATGTTTATTTAAATCCTCTAGATCAATTTATAAAACGTTCATTGAAATGTAAAAATTATGGTAGATATGTAGATGATGCTATTATAATTAGTCATAGTAAATCTTATCTATTAAAACAAGTACCTATGATTAAAGATTTCTTAAAGAACGAATTAGGATTGGATTTACACTTAGGAAAATTAAGAATTAGTGAAGTACATAAAGGTATAGAATTTTTAGGAGTATTTATAAAACCTTATAGAATTTATACTTCGCGAAAAACCCTAAGTCGTATTGAATAGAAATTAGATCTTTTAGATTTTAAAAAGCCATAGAAAGTTATTAGAAGCGTTAATTCATATTTAGGAATATTTTAGCATACGGCATCATTCAATATTAGACGAAAGCTATTTCTAAAGAAAGAGTATTTAAGGCTTGGCGTATTTAATGTTGATATGACAAAAATAGTAGATAGAAAATTCTTTTATACATTAAATTCTAAAAATCATGAGAAAAGTATCAGGTCAAATAGACGACTTTGCTTATATTAGCGAAGATGAGAGCAGAATTATTATTGGTTATGATTTAAAACAAGTAGAAAAAACCAATATATATGAATGGTATGAAATATATTTTTACAAGAAATAGATAAACTCTATCAATTTTCAACTTGTAAAAGATGCCATTATTGATGATATAAATATTAGAACAGATTATAATATTCTTACTGGATTCGTTTGGAAAGATATAAATGTATATCTATCTCCTGAAAACCAAAGAAATTTTTCAGAAGCTCAAAGAATGGCTGAGAAATATGGTGAATCAGTTCTTCCGCTTAGATTTAAATTAGGAGAGGATGAAAATAAAAATCCTGTATATTATATATTTGAAACTATAGAAGACTTAGATGAGTTTTATAACTTAGCTTTCTCTTATATAAATACTTGTCTTAATGATGGCTGGCAAATTAAAGACACTATAGACTGGGAACCTTACTAGGAGTATTTTCCAGAACCAGAAAATCCAGAATAGGAATAATAAATAATTTGATTTTAAGGAAACACTAGAGATAGTGTTTCCTTTTTGTTCTGGGCGAATATTCATCTCTGAAATTATTTGCTATTTAACTATAGTTTCTTCCAAAAATACTCTTTATATTGTAGTTTGGTACTATGGAATATAGATATGATAGTGTTACTCTTACAATAATAGAACACAATGGAATATTACTAGATGAATTATAAATAGGGTAACATTATTTATGGGATTATATATTTTTGGTAGTAGGATAAAAATAAGGTAGAACGTTTTAATTGTTCTACCTTTATTTCTTTTTAATTATAGTACCAATCTCAACTTTTTCAAACGATTCAATATTATTCAATCTAATCGTTTAAACAATTTCAAATTAACAAAACATCATCGTCTTTTTAATTCACCAATTCGTTTCCCTATCTTCGGAAACCAATCTTCATCTTGAGGGTGCCATAATTCTGGATGACCTTTTATAAACTCAAACATCCACTCTGCTGCGGAAAGCCAATCTGAAGTAATGTCATCTGGAAGGCAACAAAGCTTAGAATAGTTTGATAATCCGTAATATCCAAACCCATAAAAATGTCTAACCTCTGGATAATTTTCTTTCTGATGAGGTTCTAAGTCTACCATTCTTTCAGAGACACGTAGGATCAAAGATATATCCTCGTTCAAGCTACTATAAAGTTTCTTATTATACTCGATTAAGTTTTCTTCTGTATCCTCTGATCGTAATGCAAATACGGCTGCCTCTAATCTACAAACCACCGTATTCTCTAGTAACTTGTATCTCAGAACTCGTCCAACTGCTTCCTTTAGTGTCGGAACTTTATCTGGATCCTCGGTAAATAATTCTACTAGCTCTCCATTCTTCCACTCATAACCATTTCCGTTAACACAGAATAAATGATCATAGGCATCTAGGGCATTTAAAGTAATTCCCGGATATAACAGGAGCATTCGTCTGATAGTATCTTGTACGTTCATATTATTTTTCCTTCAAATTCCTCCAGGTAATCAATATTTCTCTGGAGTTTTTTTATACATCCAATCTGATTTCTCTTTTGACGAACTATATACGATCTAACCGAATGTTTCATCACTGTCTCGTCGGAAAAGAATCGTATCCTCCTGTATTTCTTTGTACATACTATCTTGGCTCCTTCCGGATATTGGCTTAGTGTTACCTGAAAATCATTATCCTTCCACCACCAACATGAATATCTTCTCCAACCAGGTCCTTCTATCGAATAATCTTTAATCAACTCTAGCTCGTATAAGAAGAAATCATTATCCTTCGAGTTTCTGATCCTTTTTAATTTATACTTTCCGATGTTTGGGTGTTTACTATACTCGACTGCCCATACTAAATCTCCTACACTCAAATCTGTTATCTGTCGAGGCTCTGGATATCTCTTGTATAGATTATTTCTCATCCTTAAATTGTTTTTCTATGTCTAAAAGGGTTCCGGTTTCCAGTTTTGACCACTTTTCCCACGTCTCGATGAACCTTGAATTCTTTCCGTTATTCTCTAAGTATCCAACTATCTGCCACTCATTATCGGTTAAGTCTAGGAAAATTGTCAGTGGCTCCTTCCTAGAATCATACCTTACCTCTGTTCCCAATCTAACTTGCTCGGACTCATTTTTCTTCTTACTATGAGCAACAAAGACGAGATATTTATAGGACATCGATAGGTACTTCAAATCAATCTCTACTCGATACGCTTCCTCCGAGACAAGATGTAAAAGACGTATATGAGAATCTTCGACGTTCTTGTTTCCGTAGTATAAAGTATCAATCCATTCCCACTCCTTCGAATATACCAGAACCGAAATCTCTAAGGAATCGGATCTTGTAAATATACCTTTCATCGGATCAAATATTTTCTCTTCTCGATACGGGCCGATCCTAAAAATTCTCTGTAGTAGGTTTCCCGTATAAACTTTTCTTGTAATACCTAGATCTAAACTCTTTCTGGTCTCTAAATAAAAATCTACTTTCATCATCTATAAGGGAAACGACGGGACCTCAAAACTTTATATATGGAGGAGGATAGGCCAATAATGAAAGATAGTATTTTATAAATAATATTGATGTTTTGCGGATATCTTAGAGTAGGAAAATAATATGTTAAATTAAAGATTATTATTTTTAGATATTAACCGAAAAGAAAAAGATATCCGATCGTACTAGTTTCTTAGATACATATCCTCCCAATCCTTAGTGAATCCCCCAACTTCAACGTAGTACTGAGGTCTAGAGCACTAAAGATGTGACTAATCGGGGGCTGAAAAATTTGATGGGTTAGTAGTTGATGGGAATTATAACCCTGAGAATGAACAACATCTTAAAGTATTGGTATGTCAGGAAGAACCGGATTTATCTAGTTCCTCTCTGATGAATTTTTTTTTTGCTCCCACGTTTTAGGTCCCCTTCATAGCGCAGAAGTGAAAACGCCAAGCAGTTAGGAGTTTCCCAGGTTATCCTCTTTTAAGCTAGGTTTCTGTATATTCTGGAGCGAGACTTGCGAGCGACGAATATAGAAGGGGAATAGCTTAGGTACCGGACATGAACCGACCCCGACCTTACGTTCCTTTGTCACTCCAGGTCGGGTTCCCTTGTTCTTTCTTGGACAGAAAGAACAAGATACTATAAGTTTTTTAATATTATTTGCCGACGCGAAGCGATCGGCAACATATTATATTTTCCTTGATACCTTAATTTCTGGAGATATATCCTGAGGCTCGGCCGAAGGGATATCGGAAGAAATACTGAGATGAAGTCGGAACTGAGTTTCACGAGGTTTCGGCTTTATCGATAGTCAAAGTTTCATTTATTTTTTCCCAAAATTTCTATCAGAATACTTATATTAGGTATATCGATTCTGTTATGTTCAAATTGGGAAAATGCTCCTAACTGCACCTGAAACCCTTATCCATGAAATGAACGAGAAAAGGAAACTCGAAACTAACTTAAAATTATTAATATTATGGATAAGAAAAGATTAGAAATACCTGCTGGAGTTAGGTATATAACAGAATGGGATGGATATAATTTGAATGATTATGCCTTCCCTCATATTTTGAATAAAGTACTTACGGGATGTGGATTTACAGAATATTGCTTAAGGAATCAACAGAACATAATTCTCCTAAGCCCTCGTAAGTTCCTCTTAGAAAATAAAGAGGATCAGCATAAAGAAGATGTACTTTATGTTAAGAATGAATTTGGTGCTATCGTAGATTATGAACGAAATATAAGTGATAGCAGAAAGAAAGGCAAACAGAAAGAGCCGCCTAAACTTTCAGATGAAGAAATAAAATCCGGTATCTCTAAGATGAAAGGAGATATTCGAGATTATTGTAGGAAGAGATTTTCGGAGGGACGTAAACCTTGTAAAATCCTGGTAACATATGATTCATTCCGTCACGTCAAGGAAACTTTGCAGGAGATGGGAATTTTTCAGGGATTTCAGGTTGTAGTTGATGAGTTCCAGTCGATTTTCATAGATTCACGCTTCAAGAGTTCAACGGAGATGGAGCTACTTTACTATCTTAGAGACGTACAGAAGTTATGTTTCGTTTCAGCTACTCCTATGTTAGATAAGTACCTAGAAATGTTGGATGAATTTAAAAATCTTCCTTACCTTGAATTTGACTGGATAACAAAAGATCCTGGGAGAGTAAAGAGACCACAATTAGAGATTAAGTTTACAAAACGATCTCTTAATGAGGAAGCAGGTCAAGTTATTCAGAACTATAAGAAGGGTAATTTTGAACAGCGCTTAGATTCAGGAACAGGAGGTATTATAGAATCTCATGAAGCTGTAATTTTCATGAATTCTGTATCTAATATTTGTCAGGTCATCCGTTCAAATAACTTACATGTTGAAGAGTGTAATGTACTTTGTGCTCGGACGGAAGAAAACAGCAAAGAGGTAAAGAAAGCATTTAATGAAGTCTTACGAAGAGAAAGTGAGGGATTTGAAAAACCGTTAAGTCTTCCGAGAGGTTATGATGTTATCGGTAGAATCCCAGGAAGAGGCGAAAAGCATAAGATGTTTACTTTCTGCACTCGAACTGTATATCTCGGAGCGGATTTCTATAGTACGAATGCAAGAACCTTTATATTCAGTGATGCTAATATAGAGTGCTTAGCTGTAGATATTGGGATAGATCTGGAGCAAATATTAGGTAGACAAAGACTAGATGAGAACCCTTGGAAGAACTCGGCTAACTTATATGTGAAAACTCTGACAGGAAAGAATTCATTTACCAAGGAAGAGTTTGATAATATACTAGCCGAAAAAATAAAGAGTACTCAAAATCTCTTGAATGTTTATGAAAAGGGATCTCTAGAAGAAAAGGCAGATTTAGCAAAGAATTATGAGTTTGTAGCTAAGCATAATTATTACAAGGATGATTATGTTTCTGTCAATCATCACGCAGGAAAGAGTCTTAAACCTGTCTTCAATAATCTAGTTCTTGTATCGGAGATGAGAACGTTCGAAGTACAACAGATTGATTATAAGGATAGATTTTCTGTATTTTCAACTTTGCGAGATGAAGGTATGAACTATGAAGATAATAATATTTCTCAGGTAGTAGAACAATTTAATGAAGTTAAGACAACAACAGAGAAACTTAAATTTTTGGTTAAGTATACTACAGAAACATCAGGAGTAACTGAAAGAGATATTAAGACTTTTATTTCAATGATTCCTGGTAAGTATGGAGATTATTATTATCTATTAGGTCCGGACAGAATCAAAGCAAACAGTTATCACGAATCAGAACTAAGAAAAGAGTGGATAAAAATGCATTCGGAGGTAAAGGTAGAGGATGAAATGATATCAGAAATTTATAGTACTTTTAGTGTATCGAAGAAGTATGGTAAATCTGAAATAAAACAAATCCTAAAAGAAATTTATGGGAGATATAATTTTGAAAGAACAGCGAAAGCTTCGGACTTATCAGAATATTTTATTATAAAAGGAATTAAACTTTTAGATTCAGGTAAGTGGATCCATGGATTCGAAATATTAGGAAAAAGATAAATGAAAGTAAAGGATGAAATACTCCTTTACTTTCTCTAATTTTAATTTTTGTATTATGGTGTATATAATTTAGACTGCTCAATATGATAAAGAGCATAATTTGTGTGAAGTTATTAAGATAGGTTATACTTAGAATTGGGAAAAGAGATTAAGTACTTATGAGTGTTATTGTCACCACTTAATTGTACTTAAAATTTATGATGAAGGGACTTTAGAGGATGAAACCAAACTTAAGAAATATTTCAAAGATAAGGTAGTTTATAAGGATGAGTGGATAAGTTATACAGAAGATATACTAAAGTTTTTCAAAGAGAATGATACATTAGAAAAACTCAGAGAATCATTGAAAGAAATAAATCCAATTTAGCCATCAAAATATATAAGAAAACAATAGGTAAATAGATTTCTTGTGGAGTATATTTATAATAATTTTTGCGACCCTATTTCTGATCTTTTAGAAAGAGTTAATAAAAAGAAAGAAATAGAAAAAGAGTTATATTTAATACCAGAAAGTAAACATATTAGTTATGTCAGCAATAAGTATTCAATACCAGCTGAAGAAATAACATCAGGTATTAATTTATTAATGAATAATTTTATAAAAACTACAGATAAAGTATATATTGCAATAAAAGAGTTTAATAGTTTAAGTTCAGTTAAAGAAAAATTTAAATATTTAGTTATGCTTGATAGTAAGATAGAAAATATAACCGAAGAGGATATTAATAACTTTCTAGCCCAAATTCCTTCAAAATACGAGGATTATTATCGTTTACTAGGACCTGAAAGAATAAAGGCTAATAGTTTTCAAGAATCTAGAATTAAGAGTGAGTGGTTAAAAATTCATTCCGGAGTAGATGTAGATAATGGAATGATATCTAAGATTTATGAGACATTCAAGGTAGGAGAAAAATATGGTAAATCCTCTATTAAATCTACCCTAAAAGAAATTTATCTGAACTATAATTACAATAAAACGGCTAAAGCTTCAGATCTTCAAGAATATTTTGTACTTAAGTCGACTAGAGCATTAGAAGAAGGTGTCTGGGTAAATGGTTTTGAAATTCTCGGAAAACGGTAAGGGAGCAAAAAAAGAGTATAGATATAAAAATTCTATACTCTTCTTTCTTTTTAGATTTTCTTACTCTAATACACTCGGGTTAGTCCTAATTTTTCTTGGACTGTTTCGATTCGTTTGATAGTCCAATTATTCGGGTTCTCTAAGATCTTCTCTCCGTCACGCATACACCAGAACAATTTTGCTAGTGCTCTTTCGCATGCTTCAGAACGGTTTGCTTCGATACTATAGATATTGTCTGCCTCCGATATTTCCGACGCTACTTTAACTGAGAGGTCGGGAAATCTGGATTGTATCTCCGAGAGTGTCATGTGTAAGCGAATAAAGATAGTTTCGGTTATTTTGGACGCCTCATATTTAAAGTAGAGATCGCCGAGCATAACCTCCGAGCCGATAACTATACCTTCTCGTTCGACTTTCCAGATTCCTCTAAATTGTTTCTCGCCGATCTCTCCTATAAGTTGTTTAAGTTCGGCGATTCCAAGTTCTGTGAATCTATGTCTCTTTATTCCGTTTTGTATATCGATGTAGCTAAAATACGTACCTCTTTTTGTTTGTCCGGCTCGATATATTTCCTCGGCCAACAACGCTTTACTCCATCTTGTCTTAGTATTTTCGTAATAAGACGTAGGAGTATCGATTTTGGTGTATGTATTTTTTCCTACTACCGGAGATGTCACTATAATTCTGCTTTTTGGTTTTGGCAGGTCTGGTTGTGATTTCTCCAGTACAATTTTCGGTTCCTTCTCTTCCTTTGGTTCTTCCGGTTTTGGTTTCGGTTTTTCTGCCTCTACCTTTTTCTTAAGTTCCGGATTTTCGATAAGAGAGAAAACGTCGCTAATTTTTGAGTCCAGTATTCCCAGATCGCCCTTGAAGGTTACTGTTTTCTTTAGTACCACTTCAATCGGGTCTTTCATATCCAGGAACTGTGTACAAACTGCATTAGCTTCTTGATATATAGTATACTGAGTTCCGCCGCAAGCTCTCTGATTTTTCCAGCCATTCTTTTTCTTGATTTCCATTATAAGTTTGGCTTCACATTTTCCAGAGTGTTCTTTCAGTGCTCCCAGTAAGTAATAAGTCTTCAAGAGAGCCTCATCATCTGGGAAGCTCTTCTTTTTCTTGATTTTGATGGATGTTCCTGTTTCCTCTGGTCGTACTTCTTCAGGGATATAGTATTTCTCGTAATCCTTTTTCTTTGGTACTTCCGGTTTAGGTTCCATCTTTTTTCCTGTCTTCGCGTAATAAACGATCTCTTCCACCGTTACATTTGGTTTTTTGGTATAGAATCGATCTTTCCCCGCAAATCTAATGTTAACAAAATCTCGTACTCTTTTCTCGAAGCTCTTGAGGAGTAATCCAAAAGACACTTCGTTAGTTTTGTACTGTTTTGCACCTTTCAATCCTGCCACGGAATTTACGGTTTTCACCAACATGACGGGATTAATTTCCTTAGTCCAATCCAGCGTTTCGACTAGTTTCGTAAAGTCGACTTGCTCTTCCGGGTTGAACGTAATTTCTTTTCTCTTGTCCATTTTTGTTTTGTTTTTTTTATCGTTAAAATACTTCATGTTTCTTGACTATCAGATTACAAGCTTTCGGTAGCTCTGGGTAATCTGAAAAATCACGTAAAGCTTTCTTGTCAAGGCCTTCAACGAAAATAGAGAATATAGTATCTCCTCGTGTTGCCTTGAATTCATCTTTTCTTTCCCCGGTGATACCCATTTTCTTTAAGGTACCCCGAAGCGCATTGTTTTTGATTGAGTTATAGAGATTTCCTGCTCCCCTTAACTCCTCGATGCTAGAATCGCTAGACTCTATAGTATATCGGTCAAGTTGGCTCGATATCATAGACTCCATAAATTTAGCTACGATAAAAAATCTCTTTTCTTCCATTTTTTCATTAGGTTTTTGTTCATAATTTTCCTGAGACTGCTTTCCCAAGTTGATAGCTAAGGTTTTCGTTATCTCGTCCCAGTTTCTTTAATTGTTTCTCATATGCACGAACCTGTCCTAGCAAGAACGATTCGTCATCTAGTACGCGCCCTAATTCATTGTCTATGGCGCAAGCTCTGTGATGCTGCTGGAGTCCATAAATAAGACTACCAATTGCTGCAGCACCCAATCCAATTTCCAGGGCATGTCGTTTAAGCCATCCCCATTTACTTTTGTTCTCTTTTTGTTCCATAATTTATTTTTTCATATTTGTTAATGTTATTAAAAATTTTGTTTCGAATCAAAGTCCAGGTCGTAAACTTTAGTTACAGTTAGCGACTAAGCTGTTTCGTCTATATATTAAGACTCATCAGGATAGGTTTTATTAATTTCCTATCTACAGCTGGAAAATTAAAGGGAAAGTTCTTAATTTCTTTCCCAATAATTTCTTCTAAAATTTGTAACCCATCCCTTCTCTGAGAAAGGTTTTAATGTCTTTCCAATTGTTTGAGACCATCTGAATGATCCACACAACAAATACTGCCAGGCTAAACCATTTACAATTTCCACCTAACATACCACTCATGCCAATTGTAAGCATGAAAAACATCACTAAAAATGTGATGAAAAATACATCTTTTTTCATATTGTTATTGTTTTTGTTATTCTATGTCGGGAGGAGTTGGTTAGATCTCCTCCAATTTATATTTAATTTGCATAGCCGCTGCCAAAGGGGCCACACAAATTGTTAAACACACGGCGATCAATCTCACTAAGAAATTCTCACCATTACTAATCACTAATGTTACTAAGATCTCCTTCAGTATAAGTGCTACCGAGAAAATCCATATTGAAATAATTAGTTCCATAATTTGTCCGTTATTTGTTTGTTATTGTTCTCTAAAGTTTTGGTTTATGGGTACTAGGATTAACCGTTCCCCATTTTATTGAGTAACCTTATATAGTTTTGATACTCTTTCCTGTTTTCCTCCGTCTCATTTCGGGTAGGATAAATTTCTAGGAGTATCGACTTAATTTCGGCTCTACTCAATTTTTTCTTTCTTCTTCTAAATATTGTCATTATCTTATAAAATTTTGTGTCGAGAGTCCTATGGTTTTGAGGACTCTTCTTGTTTCTTCTGTTCTTCTCTAATTTTGAAGTCAAGGTAATTTATCTTCCTCCTGAGCTCCAAGATAATTTCCTGTCCCTCCTGATTGTGTTCCAGGTTATCTTTATTTGAGCTGATGAAGTCAATAATTCTCTTGTAGAATTCTTTGTTTTCTTTGTAAACTGCTTCTGAATACAACTTTGCCATAATTCATTCCTTTCTTTTTTGTTTGTTAATACTTTTTATGTCGCCAGGGAGTTTATGTTGCTTCTCCCCTAATGGTTTCCTTAAATGCTCCGTACAAGAAAAGTATCGGAGACAGGAGTACTATTACTGTCGATATAAAGACCGTCAGTATATAATTCAAGTAACTCTGGCGATATCCCTTTCTGAACATCACCGTAAACTCTGGGTGTACTATCAATGTTATCAGGACTAGCAACACCCACACTAATGTAATTATAAGTTCCATAGTTTGTTTATTTTTGTTTTGAAGGGAAGTTATAATTCAGCTTCCCTACTTGGTTTGTTGGTCTCTGTTCTTATTTACAAAAATCTCCACCATATCTTTAGTGAAGTCAAGAAACAGAAACAATGTCATAAAACTTACTATCGGATGATCCTCTATGAATTTTCCGATTGCGCTTTGTTTTTGTGATTTCTCTTCCATATCTATAAAAATTAGTTGTGTCTTAAAGTTTAAATTTTTGGTATTTTACCTATGGTTTCTCTCCTTAGGATTTTTATATGATAGGTCGTTAGATTTCGGTCCGGCATTCTTCACACCTTCCCTAGGACCTCACGGATTCTGCCTGTATGCTTCCTCGTTCCTATCATGCATCCCTTTGTCAGGTCTTGTAATACAGTACTAGACTTAACTCTGGTTCGTCCTGATATCAAGACTACATGCTTTGTCAGATCTCTATAGTTACTCTTCTGCAGGGTAACATCAATCTGCAGGTCTGAGACGTTTTCGATCTCAGAATTCTTATATTTCAATTTATTTTTATACAATTTCCTTTTTGTTTCTTATAAACATAAAATTGTATCTCATTTTGTGTCAAACCATTTTTACTTTCCGCTCCCAGCCTATAATTAGTGACATCGCTGGCTGAATTAACAACACTTCAGCAATTTATGAGTTTCACTATCCACCCATAAATTTCTCTAATCCTATATCATTTTAAAGTCGCCGGGACGACTATCGGTAACATTACTTCCGATACTTCGGTAATACACTTCCAATATAGCACCTCCTCGAAATGTATTACTTAAGTCAGGTTCCTATAAGGTTCCTGACATGTTGAAAAAATCAAACTCCCAAAGAATATTTCATCTTTAGGAGTTGTTATTTTTATCTCATATATAAGGATTTCAGCCTTCCAGAGACGGTGTAAATTTTTGCGCTTCTCTTTACTTCACACACCTTAGGATTTCCGAATTTAGTTTCTGAGAGCAAGGGAAATAAAAATAAAATTAGGTGTTTCACAAGATTTATATTTTTAGATTTTAGCTCTCAGATTTTCAAATTCGTCTTACCTCTCGTTTTTCTTCTTAAGTTCGTGTCTTTAAATTTATGCGAAGCCCTAATTTATATTCCGAACTTATTTTTATCTACGAGAGGGGAAGAATGGTGTGTAGAAGTCTGAAGCGCTATTCCTTATAAGTGTGAAAGTGTATGATGTAAAGTGGATAGATCCCGGAAAAGGAATATTTAAGATACGATACGCCTTAGGAAAAAGAAGATCGGTATACTATAAGATTCTACACGATGATATGATAAATGGGTGTGACAAGTGTATGACAAAGAATGGTACCAGGAAGATAAGACCGGAGCGATGGAAACTCTTAGGGAAAGGAAAGGGACCTAATTTTTGTGATGTGTGTAATGGGTTTGGTAGGTGTCCGGAAGTTCAAGAGTTTATAAAGAAAAACAACCTTGACTCTTATTCCATGACTTACCCGATATTTGATAAAACATATGTACGAACTTTTTTACTTGGATGGTAACCGGAATTGAATGGGTAGATCAAGAGGAAAGAATATTTAAAGTCCTCCTCGGCAATCATAAGAAAAAGCCACTCGAGTTATGGTTTAAAGATTTGTTCCTGGCCGGAGAAGAACTGGAAGATTTTTATTGTCGAGATTATTGTTGTTTCTATAATAAATGCTGTATCGAGGAAATAGATTTTAAAACTTATAGGATCTTATATAATTATACTCTTAGTGAATTTTGCATAAACCTAGATGATATTGTAGAGACCGTAAAGAAATTTTTTGAAGAGAACTCGATAGATAGGCGATGTATCTATATGGTTCCGAAAGGTTATGGCAGAGATAGCGAGAATAGAAATAGTAAGTAAGGAAGATAAGATTTTTCGGATTTGTTTTAAGAGTAGGAAAAGAAAATCTCTCGAACTCTACTATAAATATGCCGATAAAGCATTAGATATGGGGTGTGAAAAATACTGTATACTTTGGAACTTATGTAACTCAGAGAAACAGATTAGCTTAGTTTCTTGTGATCTCGAGAATTTTTGTTGTGTAAGACTTCAGTATATGAAAGAGATTGATGATGTACTTAAGGAACTAGGAAAACCAGGAGATGGATTAGGTGGATTTTATATAGCCGAAATAAAAAGAAGATAGAACTTAATGTCTATCTTCTATTTTTTTATTTAACACCATACATCTTGATCATAATATCCCTTTTCTATTGCACCTATATAAAAGAATAAATCATCTTGACTCATTGGTGTAAAATTATTGCAATCAACTCCAACATCAACACCCTTCCAAGACTTTACTTTCTGACGTCCATGAATATGTCCGAAAGCAACTGGAATTATGTCGTCTGGTGTTGATTTCTTTTTCTGAATTTCCAAGGCTTTTGTAGGTTCATGTGCCATAATAAGTCTTGGTTTTTTATTATCTTTGAGTACTAGAGATTCTCCATCCCCATAAATAGTTACGCCAGGTGGAATTTCTGATTTTCCATCACGTTCGTAGTTTCCTTTTATGAAGACAATATTTCCATTCAGATAATCGATTGGCCAAGATTCTCCGAAATCTCCAAGATGATAAACAGTATCCTCCGGTCCCACCACAGAATTCCATCTATCAATCATCGTCCAGTCCATTTCTTCGACTGTCTTAAATGGTCGCTTACTTAATTCTCTAGCTCTATCTTGCGAGAAATGTGTATCAGAAGTAAAGAAGTTTTTAGCCTCTTTTTTCTTCTCAACAAGTTCTTTAATTTTCTTAATACAGTCATCTAGGTTATTATAAACTTCACCTGCACCATATTCATTCATCTTATTAATGAAATACTGTCTACCATTATAGTTATCATATATACCAACTACGATAGGTTTATTTTGGCGACCTAAGTTTTCACCAAATTCAATACGTGTTGTTTGTGCATAACCTCTACCTGGAATGTCTTTTTCAGGTTCCGGAATCCAGAATAGAATAATATCTGCAATTCTCAATCCAACTGTTTCCCATGTAGTTTGTTGATCATAGTCGAAGTTATCATAAGAATTTCGTCTAGGTGATATCCAAGTAACTCCGTCTATGTCTGGCATATTATATTGCCAAGATGGTGCTCCCTGAATAGGTCCTGCACAGAAAACTTTAATTTGATGATTAAGTCCTTTTAAAGACTCTGGACATTTAATTGTACTCATAATTTAAATATTATTTTTAATTTCTTTTAT